TTGTTTTAATAATAAATTGTTGAATACCCCATTGAATCTGTTCTGAATCCATATCTGATTTCTTTGGCTACGTATTCTCTTTCTTCTTTGTCACCACTTTCCATTATTTCTGCAAGTGCTTCAAACATATCGGACTCATCACATACAATTCCTGCTGTGCTTTTACCGTACATCCCACGACCTGAATAATCTTCTCTAATTTCTATTGCATAATTGCGACTCTCTAATAATTCTGCTAATTTTAATTCCATATTATACCTCCTTTTAAAATGGTTGTTCACCTTCTTTAAATAAATGTGGACACGTTTCAATATATAAATCGTATCCTAATTCCTCAATTAGATTATCATTCTTATCATATCTATCATAAACTAAACCTGCATATTCAAATTTAATTTGTAGATATTCTCCGTTTGGTAGTGATATATCTCTAGTCATCTTATACCTCCTTTGTTTTATTCATCATCTCCTACTGAGATAGTTAATTCGGCTTGATCGCCATCTAAATTCATAATTCCCCATTCAAATACTATCTCTTGCTCACCATCGTCAGCGTTAAGTATTCTTTCGTGTAACTCTTCAATGTCTGACATTGTTAAGTTGATACTAAATCTTTGATCACTCATCTTATACCTCCTTTGTTTTTAATTTACAAATGTTAGCGTAAGCATAACCTACGTTAACCTTTACCCCTGTGTCTTCAACTATATTTTCTTTAACGAGTGCATCTAATATGCCTTCGTTTTCGCCATAGTTTTTAATAATAAGTTCATCTTTTTCTAGATAAACTTCAGGCATATTGATGGTGGCTGTAGCATATGGCTCTCCTTCATCTAAACAAATTAAATTAATAGCTGTTGCTCCGTTCATCATATATTTTTCAAATATAACTTCGCACTTTTGATTGTTTACTTTAATGACTTTCATCTTATACCTCCTCTAATTTAAACTTCTTACCCGATTGTGGGTTATTGATCAATAAACTTTCATCTAAATGCTCTCTCCATTTCTTGCTAGACTGTAGCTTTCCGTATGGCAGAGTCTTATAACTTCCATCAGGTTTAACAATGTTCAATGCTGTTGTACCGTTTGGCATCTCGTACTCTATTAGTACATCAATCTCATCATTAAGTAATCCAACATCAAGACCATGTGCCATTGATACAATCCTTGCATCTCTGTCACCCTGATTCCTAAAAACTTCTAATCTTTTTCCTACGTAATTCATCTTTTCCTCCTTTTATTTTATTGTTAAATAATTTTCAGTAATATATTCTGCAGCAATCTTTTCTATGTAAACATCGCTACAACCATCTCCAAACTTATCCCAAATACCACCATCTTTATTAGTTAAAAATTCTTGAACTAAATCTGTTTCGATAACAAAATCAGCTATGAATTGTAACTCTTCTGCACTCTCTATGTTGTCTAAAGGCATTTCTTGGTGTGGTTGATTAAGTCTTAATCTTTCCCAAGTTCTAGCAACGTGAACCAATATTATATTGTAAATATTTCTATCAAATTTCATCTTATACCTCCTTTTTATTTGATTTGTAAGCGTTCTTATCTAACTCGTTACCGATAACAAAGTAAGTTATACCTCCGTACTTAATTCTGCACAAGGTGTTGACATTAACTTGTCTGTATACCTTCAGGTCTTTATCCTTTTTAATCTTCCTAGCTACTCTAGTCTTGTTAACATCAAGAACCGTAAGCAAACCATAATCACTTGGAGTATAGGCTTGTTCTCTTTTCTTTTCGTAGTTAGGTTGAACACCTAGCCTAGCTAACATTGTTCTTTCTTCACCGTTCTTTTTGATGTAAGTCACACCAAATGAATGTCCTTTGCTCTTAATCTTTTTGATTAAGTTGATAGCTTTGTTACGTCTAATATTCATTATCTTAAAATTTTAGTTCCATTTTTATTTAATTCTTCAAGAAATTCTAAGGTGTATTTTAAAGAAACAGCACCTGCATACACACCTTCAATAGCTTTGCTGTCAAATTTAACTTCTATGAACTTCATCACGTATGAGTTCACAGTCTTCTCGTACTCTCTTTTAGATATGACTGACCACATAGGAATTGAATAGTATTTACCATTGTGATTACTAGTCAGGAATACTAAAGACTTCTTTGTACTAGAAAGCCCCTGAAATCTATTCAGAGGCGTTCTTAAGATTATTTCTGCCATATGTCTTACTTTTCTACTAGATAATACTTATCAGCAATTGTGTTAAGTAATACGAAGGCTGATGTTGTAGTGCCGATATCCTTAAATGATTCAGCATACTTTATAGCCTCCCTAATAGTATCTCTAGATCCAAACATCTCTACTAATGGAATCTCTATAAGATCGTGTTCATTCTTTTCTTTTTCGTCTAGCTGTGCTAGTCTAGATGAATAATACTTAACCTTATCAAGTTTATTGTTTTCAATCGCTTGATTTAATCTTTGAGTAAAATACTCTCTCTTACTTAGTCTTTCCTTTGCCATTGTTGCTTTATTTAGCGTGATTAATAATTTCAACTGATCGTACTGCTTTAGTACCTGAAGTACCTGAACACAGACCACATAGATTACAAGTAGTCTTGTACCCACCTTCTTTAGAGGCAGGACAAGATGTTAATTCACTTGAACTAGATTGGTCTTTTTCAACTACCATAAAACTTCTATAATTTTTTGCTCTTGCAATAGCTTCTTCATACAGACTATGTGTACTAGCCATGAAGTATTTGCCGAGCGTTGGATTCTTTTTCCATTGATGAGTATACCCTGTCCATCTATAGCTGACGAATGACATTGATTCTATCATACCTTCAGGATGTAAACTAGGCTCACCATAAGATCCAAATCTAACATACCTATCTTTTGACCAACTAATAACGGTCTTACCTATGATTGGTGTGTATTTGGGTAGATCATCCCATGTACTATATACTTTTACAATAGACTTCAGCATACTTATGAAGCCTATGTATTGGTCGTACTGATGTGTATAACACTTACCAAAACTATTGAAAGGACAGTCCAAGCAATTGGTGTCAGCCATACCGAAGAACACTTTCATACCTTTGCCTTCAGGTCTACCGTTGGCAATATGTTCGAATTGCTTCTTACTAAACGTATACGTCTGAATAAACAACTCTTTTGGATTGTCTATAATTTTCTTGTTAGTTGATGTGCCGAGTCTTACTACTTGTAAGGTGTCGCCACGCTTGAATACTGCTCTTTTCACTTTTCTAGTTTTTACATACGTTAAGGAATAAATCTATCTTCTTTGATATATTAGAGGCTATTGCATGATGCTTTTTGGCTCTTTGTCTACCCAATTTGCACTCATATCCCATAAACTCTCTATACTCATACCAATCTATCATCTCTTGGCACAATGCTATTTGATGATCAACATCTACGTGTAAATCCTCAATAACCCCACAGAATGCTTCATCCATAGGGTAATACTTGCTTATCTTACTCATCTTAAGCCTCCTTTTATTTTATTGTTGTTTGATGTCGTATACTTCTAATACTTCCCATCCATCTGATTTTATTATCTCTATGATTTCTTCTTCTTCTTCTGTTGGTAGATCGTAATAATTCATAGAATACGATCCTCCACTTGCTCTAAACATACATTTATACATAATCTTAAGCCTCCTTTTTGCTTTTTAACTCACAAATCCATGCATTTAGCACATCTGTACGTGATTGCTCAATCATTACATCTACTAGCATATTCACATTCTCTATGTGCAACTTATTTGAAGCACTATCTACCTTATTAACGAATTGCAATATGGTAGACACATATTCTTTCTTACTCATTCTAATATCCTCCTTTATAGGTTCTAGTTTCGTGACCAAATACATTAGTCCCTACTTCTACATTGAAATAATAATGATCATAGTTAGCATCTTGACAATACCATAACTCATGTAGATTGTCCCCTTGCATGATTGTCCCATCAACAAAGGCATGATATAAGTGTACTGCTGTAACCTGACTCGTATGATACTTTTCTGTTCTAGTTTCATAGTCCATAAACCATGCACATAGCAACATAGCCACAAACACTATTGTGCCTGTGACTTGTAAATTTAATGATTTCATGCTCCTTACTTTTTAGGTGTAGCTATTAAGAACTTTGCTTTGAAAGCGTTTTCGAACTTTTGATTACCTAGCTTCTGTAATACATAGAATACAGTTGTATTTTCTCCATCCTTTGTCTTTCTAACCTCTTGCTTTACAAACTTGTAAGCATTTTGGTTCTTCTTCATAAAGGTTAGCACCTTCTTAGTGAAAGAAGGTAACTTGAATACAATATCTTTGCCTTCTGAATCTTTGATGGTTGTACCATCCATTGCTAGTAACGATGAACGTATTGCACCTAATGATTTAGAAACCTTCTTGTAACTTGCATTAACATTTAATACATTCTCTTGATAATTGTTTGACTTAGCCATAACTTTGAATTTAGTGTGTGTTTGATTAATAATTGAGGCGTAGGTCAGATTCGATCTAATGTCTTACTTTGCCTTACTCACCTGACAAATGCATCTTATTCATACCGTACAACATACATTGCACCTAGTACGAACTACCTACGCCTTGTTATGACTTTTATTTTTACGGAAATGCAAGGTATTCAACCCTACTAAAACCTATCCTTTGAGCCCCTAATGGAACATAGACTTGTGTGGCATTTCTGCAGTACGTAGCTGTCCTGTTCTACATACCTCACACGCTTTTGCTTAATTCTGTTGCTCAGACTCCCAACAAAGTTTCTGCTTTGCTCGGCAAATTATCGGCTGTTATCCTATAGCCATCGAGTGTTGTCCTGACGAGGTAGAACCCCTTGGTAAGTCAGTAAGGTAGAACCCACTCCCACCGTTCCTCTCGTTACAATGCATACGGTGGTAGCCTTTGTAACAAACGCATATTGTCGTAAACAGAGGTTACATTGTGTGCGTTTCAAGTAACTTGCTTGTATCAGCTAGTAGCGTGGTGTGCTGTTTTGCTGATGTCCTAACTATCAATAAAAGTTTTGAATTATCCAAATAAAAGTCGTAAGTCGTTGATAATCAACAAGTTATAACCCTATAGATGGATCTGACTAAGTTTTCCTATATATATATATGAGTCCTGATTTCGTCAAAATGCCCATTGTCAACAAATTTGTAACAAACAAGCCCAATTGAGATTTTCGTCAAAACATAAGTCGTTGATAATCAATAGGTTGATAGGTTTGGGTATTGTTGTTTTACCCACAGACATACATTTACCCTGACTTCAAGCCGTTGAAACTCAACAAGTTATAAATTAAAGGAAATATATATGAGTAAAAACCGTACATATAACTAATTGATAATCAGTCGGTTATAAAAAGAATCCTTTTATTTCGTTAGGCTGTTGATCTTCTGAAACTATTGATTTTCCTGTAAAAGTCGAGGGGCTATTCTATATTAATACTACCCTAACAGATACCAATGCGTTTAAGTTCTACAGTAAACAATTATAAACAAAGCATAAACAATTAATAGTATAACATAAATAACTTTATACATAAGTAATGCAAGTGCATAGCATATGTAATGCAAGGTGGTATGCAAAGAAAGAAAGAAATAAAGAAAGATACTTTAAGGGGAAGTTAATGCCTATAAGTAAATGATTAACAGTAAAGAATAGTTTATAGTCTATAGTATATATTATATACCAATAACAATATATATAGGGGGATAATCAAGAAGTAGTTGATTATCAGGCGATTATCAAAAAAAGATGTATTACTCAGAGTAACAAAGTGATGCTCTCATGCGTACAAGCATAATATTATTAGTATATTAGTATATGGCAATTAAGTTTCACAAGTATAAGAAACGGATAGATCTAGATGACATAGCAAAAGGAGATGTTGTTGAATTGGAGGTAGGCGTGTTTGCTAGGGTGTTAAAAACCACAGGCATATTAAATCGTTTATCTACTATAGTAATCCACACAATACCTGAAACAGATTCTCTTGATAAGTATGAATGGGAATGGGAGACTATAGACTTCTTCCTAGATAGGATTCATGATGATTGGGAAAACAAGAAATGCTATATTCAAATTATAGATTATATAAAACAGAATTATAGATATGAGCAATTCAAAAAAAAATTGGAAAAGTTTCGGAAATAAAGAAGAGACAAATAAGTATGAGTGCTTCTATTGTGGAGAGAGATTAAATGATTGGAATAGAACTACTGATCACATAGTCCCTAAATCTAAAGGCGGAATCTTATCCAATGACAATAAAGTATATTCATGTAGAAGGTGTAATCAACTAAAGGGAGATCATGATCCTGATACATTCTTAGGGATGGTAAAGTTTATCTACAAAGAACTAACTGCCACACATGAAGAAAAAGTATCTTACTATACTAGGGTTATTTCTAAAACAAGTAAGATGATAAGAGAAGCAAAGAAAGATGAAGAAACTAAGAAAGACATTAAACATCCTTCATAGTAATCTTAACTCTATTGATCCTGAACTATTAACCTCCGAGTCTTTATATCATATGAATGAGAAGACAGGAGAGATGACAAAGATAGCTGAATACTATGGGGCTGATTCTATCAATGTACTTAACAGGATTAAGAAAGGTGTTAACGATAAGGTATCATATTCGACTCTATATCAGAAGTCGCTTCAGGATTTGATGAGTACGTTATCGCCTAATCAGATTAAGGTTATACTTTATTTTATATCCAAGATGGGATATGAGAATGCTGTATTCGGTATTACTTACAGGAAGCTATCAAAGGAACTGTCTATGTCCTTGAGTTCGGTAACAACAAGTATTAATGCATTGATAGGATACCGACTGATAATTAAGCATGGATCTAAACAGAAGAAAGTTTATTATGTTAATCCTGCAATAGCTTGGAAGGGTAGTAGGCTTAATATCAGGAAGAAGACAGGGTTATTTGTAGAAAATGATTTACGCAAAAAGCCTTCGGCTTTTAGTAGAGATAAAGAATAAATTGGTGAGATTATGATATGTAATTGTGGAACGGAATTGATATGGGGTGGTGATCACACATATGAGGATTATGGAATTGATGGCGATGGTGATGGGATGGTTTCCAACTATAGCTGCCCAAGTGATGAATGTAATGTTGAAACAGTTTTAGTGTATACCAAATTTTAATGTATGGCTTACGAAATAGAAACGTCTGAATGGTATCCATCACACAAACCTTTAGAGTATCCTAAAGAACTAGTAGCTTGGATTGACTCTATTAATAAAGGATGGGAGAATCAAATTAAGTATGAACCCTTTGAGATATACAAGAAACAATCTAATTCATGGATAAAGGATACTGATGAGATTGTTGACTATAGCGATGAGGATGAACAAGAAGACTATATTATTCGTGAATACTTTAGGTGCAGGGACAATACATTGTACTATGCCAACAAGTATGGATGGCTGAAAGAAGGAGATGTTGATGGTGGAGGCATATCCTATAAAGCATGGAAGGCTCAAGAAGTAATATACTTTTTAGCTGACTGCGGATACAATATGCTTTTAGGTAAGGCAAGACAAATTGGATTTACATCAACGCTTGGACTACTAGCAAACAAAAGAATAAACTTCAACAAGTCCTACTACGTTAAGTTCGTAACGCATACCAAAGAGAAAGGTGAAGAGATCTTTAGAGACAAGATACAATGGTCGTTCGGTAGAATACCTGACTATCTTAGAAACGATGTATACAACTTCTCACACAATATGCTTTCACTTAGAAAGAAAGGAAAGACTAAAGGAGAAACATCAGGGGCTAACTCTATGGTGGAAGTAGTAACTCCTGCTGTAGATGCAATCAACGGAGGACAACCTAACTTAGTTCTAATTGATGAGATAGGATTGATTAACATATTCACACGTATGATGAAGGAAGGAAGACCTGCTTTGTTCTTCTATAATCCATCAAATGGTAAGATGGAAATGAAACGTCAATTGATCGCTTGGGGGACAGGTGGAGAAATGGACAAGGGAGGAGCAGTCTTTGAAGCCGAGTTTAAGGCTGCTTACAACGCTTGGTTTGAACGCAATTACGATTATGGGGTTATACCCTTATTCTTCGATTGTTTTGCTCGTGAGGGGATGACAAGGGACATCTACGAGAAAGAGAAAAAATACTACTACTCCGTAACAGGAGCAGAAGCTGAAGCATCAAAGGTACAATTCCATCAACATTACCCTATGACTATTGATGATATGTTCCTTAGAAAGTCTACTTCAATAGTGCCTATTAGTTTTATTAACAAACAAATACTTAAGATACATCAACTTAATTCTGATGATCAACCACAGTATGGATATTTTCTTCCAACTTATGATTCAACACAACCAACTGACGATGAATACGTACCATTTAAAATTGTAGGCTGTGAGTTTATTCCAACCAAAGGTATGGATGATGAGCGAACAACTTGTGTTATGTTTAAGAAACCTGAAAAGGGTTGGGAGTATAGATACTATCAAGGAACAGATCCGATTAACTCAGAAACAGGTAAGTCTAAAATGAGTTCTGCTATTTGGGATTCTTGGGCTAATGCACCTGTGTGTGTGATTAATTGGAGAATAAGAGAATTCAAACTAGTATACTTGCAATGTGCATTGATGGGAATGTTTTACGATCAACAAACAAGTACACTAAAAGAATTAGTAGAATCTAATATTGGTGATATGTATATTGACTTTTTAGAGAGATGGGGATTTGGTAGAAGGATAGCAGGGAATGGCGATCTACCTGCTTATATGCAAACACCAACATCAAAGTGGTGGGGTATATCAAACAGAACTAATACAGCAGGTAAGATTACAAACAAGCTTATTGAGTTAATTGATCTTTATGCTGAGAACATATATATACTTTGGTTTTGGTTACAATGTAAAACCTTTGTAGAAAAATCTTTAAAGAGTACAAATACATTAAGGCAGTCTAGATATCAAGCTGCTGACCTTAAGTATGACTTTGATGATGTTATATTTTCTATAAACTTTTCCTATATATGCTCTGAAGCATTCAATAGATATGAGCCAAAAGAAATAAGAAAAGACTCTGCTAAAAGAAAACACACAAGATATGTTCAAAACAAACAGACTAATTGGAAATTAAGATTAGCAGAAGTAGATGACAACGGAAAGGTGTTAAAGTACATCGGAAGAAGTTTGAGTTAAAAAAACTATATTTGTAATTATTAAAAATAAATTTGAAGAAGTAACCTTCTTTTTGTATTAATTGTATAAGGTATATGAACTATGGAGAAGCTTTAATGTATGAACCTAGCAACAGGGATATGAAAATAGACTATCCTGAGTTAGCTGAGATTGAAGAATTTAGTATACTTTCAGCAAGACAACTAAAGTTTGTTTGGTATCTTGCTAATAGAACTTCTCCTATAGCAGGATTGGAAAAAAAGAAAAGGCTTAAAGCCGCAGCATCAATGTCTTGGGGTACATATCATACCAAAAAAGAAGAGGCTATTGAATACGCAAAGGGTAATGTACCTGATGAGATTAAAGCTGCAATAACTAAAATGGCATCTTTTATTCCTTCCGTAAGACTAAAGGCTAAGTTAATGCAGGAATATATCTTTGATAAAATGCAAACTATAATAATAGTTAGCGATCAAGATATGGATGAAATGGATGCAGACGAAAAGAAAAAGTATGCAGACTTGGCTTTAAAGATTTCTACAGAACTAAACAATGTTGTAGATAGAATGGAATCAGGATATGGAATTAAAGTTAAAGAGAAGTCTAATAAGAAGTCTGAAGTTAAGAGAAGTATTTCAGATATAATAGATAAAATAAATTAATAGTATGCCTCTATATGTTAATTACAATTCTACTAGACCAAATAGGCTAGAAGATAAAAAAGATAAAAAATATCATTGTGATTTTGCAAGATGGACTTTAGCAGGAATGCAGTCTGAAGATCACAGAAAATTTATTAGTAAGTGTTTAATTAATTGGTCGTTCTACAAAGGTGGAGATGGTCAATGGATATTTGAAGAAGACACAGAAAACTTTTTCCTTGATGAGTCAGGAGATATCAGAAACAGATTAAAGATCACAAAGAACTTAATTAAACCAATGGTGCAACAGTACATTGGTAATGCAGTTAGGTTATCATACAAAGCGAGAGCAAGAGCAATATCAGAATTCATTATTAACAAAAGAGAGCAAGGTCTAAAGAGGATAGACTTCTTGCACGACATGAAAGAAAATGAACCTGAAACAGCACGTATCATAGAAGACGAGTTTGGTATTACAACAAGTAGAGAAGAATCTAAAGCTATATTTGAAAATGTTTTTGCAGACAAATATGAAAAGGATGTAAATAATTTACTTAGATGGCAAGAAGCTAACATAGGTATTGATGATATTAAAATTCATTTATCAAAGTATTTAGCTTTAAACGGAGTAGGAGTTTTTTACGGATACGAACAAAATGGATTTTATAAAGCTGAAGCTCAAGATCCTATGTATTGGTGGTTTGATAGGGCTGCAGTTAAGTCAGACTTATCTGATTCTGAGTTTATGGGTAGATGGTACTACATGGATACTCCATCAATCTTTGAAAAATATCAAAAGCTAACTAAAGAAGAAAGGCAGTCAATAGAAGCTCACAGTCAAAATGGAGCTAATGATGTTGGAAGAATGATTGACAAATACTATCAGCAGAACGGTAGTAGAATTCCTGTATATGAATCTTATTGGAAAGACGTAGAAGAAGTTTACTATGGATGGGTAGAAGATCCGTATGGCTATCCTTTGTTTACTATGATAGGTAAAGATACCGACTACACAGATAAAGATCTTATTGAGCCTCCAACAGAGTCTCACAAGAGCTTGTCTAATGGGAAAAAGAAAATAAAAATATTTGTTGACGTTTTAAGGTACGCTATATTTATTCCTAAAGAAGAAGTAGGAAGTAGATCAGGTGGATCTGAAGATATCGTTTTAGAGTGGGGAGAAGTTCCGTATCAAGAAGCATACAGATTTGATCCATCTAGTGTAAACTTTCCATTTAAGTGCTACGCTTGGTCTTACGATAAAGGAGAAATACTTACACCGCTTGATGATGCTATTGATCCGCAAAGATTTATAAACAGATTATTATCTGTAGCTGAGTCTCATATTAATAACTCAAGAGGTAGTGGTTCAGTTATTGCAAAAAATGCTGTTGATCCTAGAGATGGTGAAGAAGGAATCATTAGAGCAATTAATAAAAGTAAACCTGTATTTGTTGATACAACTAGAACAGGTTCAGTTCAAAACTCTGTAGGTACTTATGGATCTAACATTGGTTCAGATACCATGGGACTATTTAATATCATGCAACAAATGCAAATTGGTATTCAAGATGTAACAGGAGTTAATGAAGCTATGGTTGGATCACAAGGTTCATCTGATGCGTTAGTTGGTGTTATACAATCTCAGATACAAAGAGGTACATTAATACAAGAGCCGTTCTATTATGCCTTAACCAATATACTTGGTCAGGCTTATAATCATATGGCAACTGTTGGTAAAAAGATTCATGTAGACAATCCTAGAAGATTAGCTATGATACTTGGTGATGAAGGAGCACAACGAATAAAAATCACTAAAGAAATGGCTATGGAGGACTTTAGAGTTTATATTGAAAGATCTGCTAGTGAATCACAAACTGCACAAATTGCAAACGAATTAATATTCTCATTAGTTCAAATGCAAATGCTTAGTGCTGAATCTGCTGCTGACTTATTTAACAGATCAACTCCTGAAGATATTGCTAGAAGAATGAGACAAGACATGAAGATGAAAGAAATGGCACAGAATAATCAAGCTCAACAACAAGTAATGGCTCAACAAGAATTAGTACAAGCACAATTAGAAGATGCTCAAGCTAGCAAAGTAGAAGGAGTTAGACAAGAAGTTAGACAAGAAGAGGAAGCTGAAAAAGGAAGGCAACATGAAATAGATCAAATTGTTGCTAGAGGTGAAATGCAAATGGCTAAAGACAATAACCGAGAAGACAACAAGAACGTAGAAAAATTAACTGAACAAATTAAAAGAAACATTTAGTATGTCAGCTAAGAAAAAATATAAAAGCAAAGTAAATGAAGCAGGAAACTATACTAAACCTGCATTAAGAAAAGCTTTGTTTGAAGCTATTAAGCGTGGAACTAAAGGAGGAAACGCAGGTCAATGGTCAGCACGTAAAGCTCAAATGCTAGCAAAAAAATATAAAGCAAAAGGAGGAGGTTACAGATGAGTAAAAAGAAACCACAAAAAGATTTAGACAGATGGACTAAACAGAAGTGGAGAACAGCTTCAGGAAAAAAATCATCTGAAACAGGAGAAGTATATGCTCCTGCAAAAGTTATTGCTAACTTGCTAAAGACTTCAGAAGGCAAGAAAAAATTACAAGCTGCTAATAAAAAGAAAAGAGAAGCGACTAAGAAAGGAAAGCAGCACGCATCTCATGGATTACATAAAGGTAAAAAAAGATAGTCATGTCATACGGAAAAAGCAAAAGTTACTCAAAGAGTAAAAAGAAAAAGAAAGATAGAGATAAAGCTCTAGTAGTTAGTAAGGCTATGAAAAAAAAGAAATATTAGATAATACAGAATAAATTATTATCTAAATTTTTATATATTTGTTAATAGAGGAAAAATAAAGTTATGTCTGAAGAGTTAAATGAAAATGAGATCGCTCAAGAAAACAATGAAGAAGTGAACAATGAAGTTGCTCCTAATCAACCAAACATACCTACAGCAACAGAAGCTGTAGATCAAGGTGGAGGTCAAATAGAGCATATTATGAGATTAGCTGAATCTGATCCTGCAATCAAAGAACTACCTGAATATAAGAATATGATGGAGTTTGTTGATAACGAAGTAAGACAGGGCGGTAAAGCTGAACAAGAGAGCGAAGAAGAGACTCAAGAAGAGGCTCAAGAAGAGGAAGAGGAACAAGTAGTAAACGAAGAAGAAAGTAAAGAAGAAGAAGAAGAGGAAGAGGATTCTAACCCTTTTGGAATTAAAACTTCTAAGGGTAAAAAGAAATCAAAAGTTCCTTCATTTGAAACTTCTGATGAAGCTTTGGAGTATATGAAGAAGAAGTATTCTGTAAAAGATCCTTCTAAGTTCTTTGAATCGGTTGATAAGTGGAGGAATCAAAGCCAAAAAGCATCTGACTATGAAAGTAATTATGATGAGCTAGTTGAAGGTTTAGGTTCTTTACCACAACCAATTAAGGATGCGATTGATGCTTATGCTAATGCACAAGATTATCGTGAAGCATTTAAACAATCAACTCCTTCAATTGATTTTTCTAAGGATGTAGATGATTTAGACAAAGAGGCTGTAGTCTCTCACTATTTCAAAGCAAAAGTAGAAAAACAAAAGAAGAAAGTTGACGATGGAGAGTTATACCCTGAAGAGTATGATGAATACATTGAAGATATGTATGACTCTGCAGAAAGACTATTTAAGTCTGACAAAAAAGATTGGGAAAGAGAACGTGTTGATTATATAAGGCAGGAAGAAGAAAGCAATGAAGCTTTAAAGAATTCTGCCATCAATTCCGTTGACTCTTTAAAAAACAAATACCCCAACTTCAGCAGTAACGAACTGAGAAAAATTCGTACTAGCTTGGTTGATGGAGGGTTAGAAAATCTTTTTTACGACAAGAATGGTGTGTTTAAAGAAGATGCAGCAGAAAAAGTTGCTCTTGCTTTGTATGGAGACAAACTTATTCAAAGCTTTATAAAACAAGCTGAGTCTAAAAGTGAATCAAAAGCAAACGCTAATATAGTAGCTAGAGGTAAGAAGAAAATGGTTGGCTCTAAATATAAAAGTGGAGCAAACAAGACTGATGCCAATAACGCTATACATCATTTAAGTGGTCAATTTAATAAAGATCCATATAGTTAAAAAAAATAATTAAAATTAAAATTTAGAAAAAATGGCACAATATAACATTGATAGTGGTGGTGCGAGTCCACAACCTTATAGAAACGTAGATTTAAATGCTGCAGGTTCAACATATGCTGCAACGCATTCACACGATTTGTCTATCTTAATAGAGAAGGCAACGAACAAAGCAATCTTTGATGCTGCTCCACAGCAGTACATGGATTTAAAATTATTAAACATGAAATCTTTTATTCCTGTAAACTCTGATGAGTTTTACTATCAGGAAATGGGATATCAGAGACAGGCATTAACAGTAAATGAAGCAGGAGGTTTAGCACAACCTGCAGCAGGAGCAACACTAGATATTACTCTAGACTCTGTTGAAGGGATTGCTGAAGATATGATTATTGTTTTCTCAGGTGGAGAAAAAGGTATTGTACAAGATATCGTAGGAGTAGTTATTACTGTTGCTCCTCTTGATGGTGCTCAGTTACCTGCAGTTGCTGATAATGAAGTTATTTCTGTTTTATCTTCTGTAGAAGGAGATGGTGTTGAAGGTTTTGCTAACTACTTTAGAGCTTCTACAGTAGAAAGACATAACTATGTACAGTTATTCTCTAAAGCAATTAGATATGGAGAAGTAGAGTTATTCAAATTACAGAATGCTGCTGCTACTTCTAACTTCTTAGAAATGGAAAAGAACGCAATGTTCAAGCAATTCAGAACTGATATTTCTAATTCTTTTTGGAATGGAGATAAAGGAGAAGTAACAACTGCTAAAGGAGCAAAAGCTAAAGTAACTCAAGGATTATATCCTGCTATGGTTGCTGCAGGTTCTCCAAGTGCAACTGCTGTTTCTTCAGGTGTTGCAGCAACTGATACTTTACAATCTGTTTTTGAGGACTTAGTTATTGATAGTGAGTATGGAGATTACGGACAAGTAAGATTTGCTTTCATGTCTCCAAAAGTACACTTAGCAATATCTAAGTTATATAAAGAAGAAAAAACTAGATACGCACCTAATGATGCTGTTGCTAGTTTAGCTTTAGACGAAGTTAATTTAGGTTCTTCTAGAGTTGTGTTTATTCCTTATTCAAGGTTTACAGATACAGCTTCTTTCCCTGCTGATTGGGCTAACAAGATTATCTTACTTGATATGAAGAATATCAACTTAAGACAAATGTGGGCTGAAAGATCAGGAGAAACTCTTGATAGAGAAGGTGGAATTGCTAAGACGTACAAAGAAATGTATGTAGATGCAAACATGGGTGTACAGTTCAACAATCCATTAGCTTGTGGATATATTGATGTAACATTTGCATAAATAATACTTATTATAAGAAGATGCCCTGCCTGTCGTGATGGGTAGGGCATTTTTATTATCTTTATAAAAATTAAAAAAATGGAAAAGAAAAAAACTGTTAAGCCTTCATTAAAGGCAAATACAAATGTAAAAGCAAATGAAGATGAATTAGTTTTTAAAGAAGAAACTACTACATCAATAACTGATAAACAGCAAAAAGAAATGTTGACTTTAATTAAAGACCTATCTTCCAAAGTTGAAAGATTAGAGGCAGAAAAGTCAAACACTACATTGCCGAAAGAAGAAACACTTGCTGATGATTACTTAGAAATACCTGCAACTTTTTTCGCTTATAGTGTTAGCTTTAATTTATCAGGAGACGTTAGAAGAGGGAAAGTATCAATGAATCCTAATAACGGTAAGAGTGTTAAGTTTAATCCACACTACAGGTACAATAGAAAAAGTCCTAAAAGAGGTCTTACTACTGTTTCTATATGTAGAACAATTATACATAGTAAAGCAGAAGCTCAATGGCTAAGAGAGCATTCGCTATTTGGTATTAGATTTTTTGAAAACATTAGTACAGCAATTGATTCAGATGTATTAAAAGCTGAAAAGATGGTACAAGTTTCTAATATGCTTTCTGCTATGAGTGATATGAGAGTTATAGACAGAGCAAAAAAAGAAGGAATTAATATACAAGATCCTGACATCAATAACATTAAACAAAAGCTTATTAAGAAAATTACTGATGATTCAATATCTAACGAAACTAAAGCTAAGTTAAATCTAGCCAAGCAAGTTGGTGTTGTAAAAGAAGGTAAAGTTACTGAAAGAGCCGCTCAAGGAAGTGTTAATGATGTCTATTAAAAATAGACATTATGTCAATATTAGTACAAGACTTAGTTAGTAGGTTAGAATCAGCATTAGATGCTGAAGGTTCTGATCATTATTTATTAGAGAAAGATTACATACCAAGTATAAACTCAGCAGTTAATTGGTTGATAAGCGTAATCAATTCTAGTTTAGGTGATAAAAAACTAGGTGAAGAAATATTCAGAGAGTTAAAAGTTGTCGAGGTGCATACAGCATCTCGTGACTCTCGGATATCTTTAAAAAACTTTAAGTATGAGCCATGGACTATATTAGCTGTATACTTAAAAATAACATCTAGAGACTATGATGGCATTAATGCTCCTTCAAGTCCAATACAAGAATCTGTAAGAAGAAGCGATATATATCATGTAAGCTCTAATGATAGTGCTAAAAGATTAACAATAGAAGAATGGGCAACCAATACAGGAAATCCATTCGCTGCAGGGTACGACACAAAGTGTTCAGAGTCAACGACTTACGCATATTTAGATCCGTTTAAATATCACAACACAACTACAGGGGCTTATTCATCAATGCAGGAATCTCCTGAAATAGAAATAAGACCAAGCGTTTCAGAAGAAAATACAACTATTTTTTACGTAAGAAAACCTGAAGCCGTTCAGGGCGTAGACGATTATATACCATTTCCTGATAGCGTGTTCTCTATATTGTTTAATAAAGCTTTACAGTATATTTCTTATAAACAAGGAGATCAAACAAACGTATATACTGTAACATCACAAGACGTAGCATTATTAACTAGAACAATACTATAGCATGGCAACTTATAGATACGTAGCTTATAACATAAAAGAAAGTTATAAAAAGACATTTGACGATTCAAACTTATCGTTGAATCAAGTAATTTTTTGGATTAACGTAGTAACAGCAAGACTAAGAAAAGAAAATGAAAAGGACTTTGAAGAAGGTAAGTTTCTAACAATCTTTTCTAAAGTAGATGTTAAAACAGATACAACACTACATAATAGAAAATATATTGATTTACCATCTGATGTGCTAGATATGGAACATCATAAAGGAATAAGGTACATTACCTACAACTATGAAAGTAATTCATGCTGTTCAGGTTCTAACTTTGCTCAAGTAGTTTTTCAACCAACAGATCCTATTAAAGCTTTTAGATTAAGCATGGATGAATACGAAAGACCTTCTGCAAAGAATCCATATTTTTATAGAGTATCAGGAGTTGATTCATGTGATAATTTAAATAGAGTTTACTTTTTAGGATTAGAATCTATTAGTATTGCAGATGTTGAAATAGGAGTAATATGTAATACAGATGCTTCTGCTGTATGTGACTTAGATACAGAGATAAATCTTCCTGAGTATTTAGTAGAAGAATTAATAACAAGAGTATTAAACTTAGGTAGATTCTTATTATTAGCACCACAGGAAAATACTAATGATGGATCTGACTCTACTAAAAGATTTAATCAAACAACTCCTACTACGCAAGCTCCACCTGCTACAGATGATCAATTAGCAAGTAAATTAAGTCAACAAAATTTTAGAAGACAAAACATTCAAAATATAATTAATAATGAACAGTAACGATTTCGTTTCAATAGAGCATATACTTGCCGAGTCATTAATGAATGTTAATGATGTAGACCTTAGAAATGGGTTTACAAAAGGTTGGTTTATATCTAGAATTCAAGATGCTTTACAAGAGTTGGCATTTGATACATTTTATCAGAAGATCACTAATGATTTTACTTTGCCTTCTAACTTAGCAATAACGCTACCAAAGAATGCATTTAACATTAGAGAGATATATGCATTTGACGAATCTTGTTGTACTTCAACAGGTTCTGCTGTAGTTCATTGGAAAAGACTTTATAATAATAATTCAGGCAATTCAGGTGGATACACTTCTAGGATAACAGGATCAAGTCAAAAAACTAATTCAGATCCTTTTTTACCATACCATCAAAAAGGAGACAATAAACTGTACGCTAATGTTCAGAACGGAACAATAATGTTTAGCTCTAGTTGTTCTAAGTATAAAAAAATAAGATTAGTTTATAATGGTATGGGAGGAGAAATAGGAGAAGAACCAATCATCCCTAGATTTTTTGAAAGGTTTATTAATGATTATATTGAAGAAAGATATTACTCAGCTATGAAAGCTAGAGAGCCTAAAAAGTTTAGAACATTGTGGACTGACTCTTTTACAAAGCTTGAAAGAAGTTTAGCAAAAGCAAAAATGAGAGTATCATCTATGAATACTTTTGAAAAAGAATCTATTGAAGAATATATTTCAAACATATACTCTAAGTAATGAAGCAGCAGCACCATCCATATGAGTCAAATCTATTTAGCAAAGGAGCTAACTATGACATCAATAAAGAATTTTTAGGTGGAGATAAAGGATCATATATTGATGCCTGTAATTTCAGACCAAATGATATGAGTGGCGACAATGCTGCTTTAAAAAAAATTAAAGGAGAAACTTTATTATACTCTAATTCAGATTCTACTAATAGTTTTACTAAATCTGTAGGAGCTGTTGCTATTTCTGCAAACCAAATATGTATTGGTGCAATAGAAATAAACAACAAATTAATAGAGTTTTGGGCTTACGAACCAAGTTCTACAACAGATTATATTGATGCCCAATTAAAATACCCTACTATAAAAATAGATGGATTAATTGTTGCACAGTCATCTAGCATACCTTTTACTTTTGATAATCCATTGCAGATGGACAAAAATGAATCTTGTATTGGCGGAGAGGTATATGTAACTGATAATGTAAATCCTCCTATGTTTTTTAATATAAAAGACATGGAAGATAATGCAGGTATTTATAATTCTAACAATGGAAGCGACAAATATTTTGGATCGTTTGATTCAGATTTATATACTATTAGCATATCAAACACCGTTAATTCACCAAGATTTCTTGAGTATCACACAACTAATTCAGGTAACTATGATGCTACTAATGGAGGTAATGGATTAACTGTTGGTACTTATGCTTACGCTGTAAGGTTTATAGACTCTGAAGGGAATAGAACTGAAATATCAGAGTTTACTCCAACAATACCTATTTACAAAAATATAAGTAAAAACACAGATATACACCCTTGGGCATATACTTACGGATTTGATACAGCTTCTGAAACAGAATATGGATTATCTATTTCTGTAAGAGGTAATGAAACAAAAGGATTTAAGTCTTGTGAAGTTATTAGGGTTGCATGGAATTCAGGAGATCCTGTATTATTAGACTCTAAGCCAACAGCTTTTATTGTAGCTAGATTTGATTTAGAAGAAGACAGCATACGATCATACAATGTCCTAGACAGAAGTATGGATACAATAGAAGCAATATCTGATGAAGAGGCTACATTAATTACAACATCTATATCTAGAGCAAAAGCTGTAAGGTTTTTTAACAATAGGTTATACTTTATGAATGTCTCTACAGATGGTAAAGATGTTACTGATGTTAGTGTAGGTACAGGATCTAACAATCAAGTTAATGGTTTTCCTGTTTTAAATCATATGTTTTTAGCAGGACATAATGATCCATGGCAATTTGCATATAGAAAACAATATATGAATTCAGAAAGATATGGATTTGGTGTTGTGTTTAGAGATGCTAATGGTAGTAAAACTTTTACTACTCCTTTGAAATTTAATCAAGGAACAGGGGTAAAAGACTATTTTGAGTTTCCATCTAAAAGACAATCATTGTCTGATGATTCAAAAAACATATCATTTACAGGAGCATTGTATGGATCAAACTCATCTAATAATTTAGATTATACTCACGACTGTTATGGATCGTATCTTAGAAAAGCTAGAAAAAACAGATGTGCTTTTATTAGATTTCTTGATCAAGGATCTAAATGTCAAAAAGAAGTATTTGGTACAATAAGAACTAACCAACCTGATCTTGAGTGGGCTACAGGTGGAGGATGTACTAAATCAAGTGACTTACCTGACTCTAGATTTAACTATGTTACATCAAAAGCTTGTACAGTATACAAGCCTCCATACGCTATTTTAAAGCCACAACAGCTTGGAGATATTAATGATGCTAATACAGGTAATGGACATCATCATAATCCTCATAGACAAACTTGGTATAGCAATAATGACTATAACCTATGGCAAGAAAACTATATGTTTGCTAATGACTTTTATGCAATGGGGCTAGCTATAGATAAAATTAACGCTCCTTCTTGGGCATCATCTTTTTCTATTGTTAGAACTAAAGCAGCAATGAGAGTTTTAGCAGAAGGTTTAGTTTGGTATAGTATAGACTCAGCTTATAAACAAAGAGAGAATACAAGTAAAGAAAAAAATATATGTACTTTTTATAGTGCAGATTTTGATACAACAAATGGATTGTTTAGCAATCTAGCAACTAACGTAGAGCAATCATCTTCATTAGAGTATAAGCTAGTGTTACAATCTCCTGTAGGATTTAATACAGAAATATATACGATTAATAAATCAAACGGTAAAGATGAAGGAGCTGATTTAATTAGTTTTGCTTATATGCAAAAAGACCAAAAGCCTTCAGGGACTAAATGGTATTTACCTAATGATGATTCTGATATGCCAATATCTGATTCTTCTTTTAGATACGTTGCGTTTGGAAGATGGAGAAACCCTGATAATAATGCATCTACTGTTTGGAATAATAATAAAAGAACTTTTAATATTAAATCTTTTAAATATGTATCAGGATCATCAGAAATTTCAGGAAATAGAGGCGGTCACTATTGGACAGTAGAGCTTGATAATAATTTATATAACGCTTCTTTTGGTGGAACAGGTCTTAAGCATATGAGTGATAGTGGAACAAAAAATTTCCATGAACCTTATTATATAGCTTCTATTATAAAAGAAAACAATGAGCCATCTCAAGGAGAGTCAACTCAATATATAAGCACAGGTCACACACAACAAATGAATTCTGCTTTCTACTTATCTAAAGGAGTAGGGTTTACAGAGCAACTTGTTGATGAAAGATGGGAAGACTGTATTACAGATATTGTTTGGAACAACGATGGTGATTACGCTAACGGAACTAGAATTAGTGGTCAAACTAAAAACTATCATGATTATAATAAGTTTGTTTATGTAACAGAGCAAGGAACAACTACACAAAAAAGATGGCTAGATATTACTACTAAAACAATAACTCCTGCAGAAGCAATACTAAATGCTATAAAATCTAATGGTTATGCTGAAGTTACTCTTGATCCATCTTCTTTAACTACAGTAAAAGTTTATGGAGTTTACTCACATAAATGGAATGGTCAAAACTATAAAAATCAAAAGCCTAGCTTAGTCTTTGATTCTACAACAATTACAGATAAAGGAATATCACTTAGCAACTATGATGCAAATATTTATATACCTTCTAAAGGTTCTATAATATATGTTAAGTATGATGATAGAATCCCTTTATCAATATATGGTGGAGATTCTTTTAGTAGTGAAGCTACAGTAGGATGGGTAGACATTGAATATAAAAATGATAGTAAGCCAAAAGATTTAGATCTTGCGTTAAGTATTGGTATGCCACAACATAAGTGGGAAATAACTCCTAGAAATTATATAGTAAATAACACAGGGGGATCAAATGAAATTCAGAATTCAAACGTAGCTACAATAGGAAACATAAACTCTATGAGAGTAAGGCAATGGCTTCTTATGTATATATCTCAAAGCAGAACACCGCTACATAGTCAGTACATGAATCCTGATTCTCCTAATGCATTAGATCAATTTTATCCATTAGTACATCATAGAGCTAGACCATATAAATGGCAAAATGAATCTATTGGAGAGCAAAGAAATGTATTTGAAGAATATTACAATGAACTAGGAGAAGAAGATACTTATTGGAACTATGGAGGTTTTAGATATAGATCTGTAGTAAATCAAGACTACGCTGCTGAAAATACATTTCATTCATATTCATCAACGCCATCAGCATTTGAAGCTAAAACAGATTTCTGTACTAGAATTATTTGGTCAGATATTAAGCCTATTAATGTTAGCGACTCTCCTAATTTAAGAACTTTTGGAGCATTAAATATTTTTGATTTATCTGATGAAACAGGTGAAATTAAATATGCATATGATACTGAAGGGGAAAAAGGAAATAACTTGTATGCGTTTACAGAATCAGGAATCTGTTTATTAGTAACAAATAAAAGATTATTGTCTCAAGTATCAGGATCTGAATTAGCTGTTATTGGAACAGAAAGTCAAGGAGTTCAAAAACAAGTTTGGATTAAAAAGAATATTGGAATGCCTGATGAAATGTGGAGGACTGCAGCAGAATCAGACTCATCTATTTATTGGGCAAACAAAGACACAGTATATAAATTGTTTAATGATACTGTTTTAGATTTAGGTAGACAAAATTATTATTCTAGATTAAATCCTGAATTAAAAAATATAGAAGATGGATTTGAAACTAAATTAACAGGTACTTATAATTCTAAGCATAAAGAGTATTGGCTAAACATAAAGTGTCCTTCATCAGAATATGAACAAGCTAAAATTTCTGAAACATTATATGCTCAACCAAAGGGAATAGATTTAATAGACTCTAGTTTTACTAATGGGCAAACATATTTTAGTAATGACACAATTGGAGTAGCTGAAGGTGATGTTTTAATTTTAACAACAAATGATACAGGAGTAACTTTATTATTTGGAGGACAATCATTTAATAACCTTACGCCAAAAAACTTTAAGATTTGTGTAGCTGAAGGAAGCGAAAGTATAACTGCTCGTTATAATAATGCTCAAGATCAAGAAACCATTACTCCTAAAAGCTGTAAATGTATTGAGCCGTTAGTAGTTGAACAAGTTGATGGTGGCGGTGGTGCTGCTTAGTAAATAAATAATTATGGCTGAAACAATATTTAAATTATCTAATTGTGCTTTTCCTGTTGAAGGAGAACAGACCTGCTGCACATTTGCTTATAGCGAACTTAGTCAGTCTTGGGTTGGAACTTTTAGTTATAACTTCGACAAGTATATACTTAAAGATGATAGCAGTATATATGGCATGAAGAACGGTAATACATACACTTTAAATGAAGGAACTAAGATATCAGGACAAGATGTAGTTGCAAAAGTATTAACATCAATAGCACCTAAACAGATTAATGATAAAGAGTTTTTAAGAATTAGAGTTAACTCAGACTATAAACCTGATGAAATAAACTTCTATACATCTTTTGATCAATATGAATCAGGAGATATAAAAGGAGTTATATTAAAATCACAATTAAAAAATTATCTTGGTTATGAACAATACATTCCTAGAAGAAATGACAATGGAAATAGAGTTCAATCAAGAGTATTGTTATACGAAATAAAACATTCTGATGAAACAGAATTCACATTAGTAGACGTACAAGTACAATATAAACTTTTAAGTTAATGATATGATAGTTGTTTCAGGAAGTTCAAGAACAGGAACATCAATGATGATGCAGACCTTAAAAGAGTTAGGAATCCCTATGGTTGCTCCTGCTTTTATAGAAGGTCATTCTAATATAATAAAATACAATCGTAAAGGGTTTTATGAATTAGAACTAGAAGATTTATTAAAAATAAAAAAAGAACATTACGGTAAGGCATTAAAAGTTTTTGGTGCTGCACTTTCTCTTTTTGATATAAGTTTAATTTCGAAAATGATTGTAATGGTTAGGAATAAAGAAGATGCTGTTAAAAGTACAACTGAAGTATATAAAGCTCTTAATGAATCCGTTGATCCATCTTTTGCGTATGATATTAATTATGAAATCATAAATATGATGTGTAAAGAAATTTCGACAATTTTCATTAATTTTGAAGACATGATATCTGATCCTGAAAAAGAAATAAAAAAAGTTGTCGAATTTTTAAAGATAAACAATAGGGAAGAAAAATTTAATAACGCAGTTAAAAATATAGAGTTATGCCATTAGCATCAGCAGCAGCAATTGCAGCAGCAATATCAGGAACAACAGAACTAGTCCAAGGGGGTATGGCTGCATATAAAAGAAGAAAAGCAGATTCATTAGAAAGTCCTGTAGAAGATCCGCAACAAAGACTAGAATTAGCTAGATTAAGAAGACAACAAAAAGCTTTTGAAACAGGAGCAGTAGCTAAAACAGATCAGGAAAGATTAAATTCTATTTTAAAACAACAAAGTCAAAGTTCTGCTAGAATGTCAGGAGGTGAAGTAGGTGTAGCTATTGGAGGTAATGCTAAAAATACTGCAGCTATAGGAGATGTTCTAAGGAAAATAGGTTCAAATACAAGAGATAAAGGTGTTGAAGCAGGAAAGCTAAGTAGTGGATTAGCTGATACAATAAGTAATAGAAAATTAGAATTAGGAATTCTAAAACAAACTAAGGAAGAAGCTCAAGCTGCTCAGTTACAAAAAGGATTTAACCAAAATAGTCAAGCTGCTCTTTCATATGGAGTGCAATCTAAAGGAGGAGATGGTGCAGGAGATAAGATGGCAATGTTAAAAACTGCTCTTAAGTTTTTAGGAGTATAATAAAATATAAAACAATGGCAATAGGAAGTAAGTTAGATGGGTTTAATCAAGATGAAAACTCTTCATTAGGAGATAAAGGAGTAGTAAACTCACTTCAAGTTAAAGCAGTCGCTGATGCAGCAAATGCAGCAGGTAACAATACTGCTTCTAGTGAATTAACAGCAGAGGAAGTTAGAAATCTTAATGCATCTGAGGATGAATTAATGAATGCAGACTTAAGTGATGATCAAATAGATCAAGTAAGAAATATTATGGCTGCTATTAAAGGAAGTGAATCTTCTGATTTTGATAAACAATTTGAAGATTCAAGCATCCTTCCTGCTAGTCAACAGAATTTAATTACAAATCAACCTGTTAGAGTTGGAACATATTCAGGTAAAGTTATTGGTAATGTGCCAATATTTGCTGCACCTGCTGCAGTAACTCCTGCTAACATAATAATGAAAAGAGCATCACAGTTGACTAAAGCTGCTAAAGCAAGATCTAAAGCAAGTAAAACTGCAATTGAAAAATTAAAATTTAAAGCACCTGAACAATTTCAATCACATATAGATAATAGAAGAAAAAATATAATTGAAAAGTATGGTGAATTAACAGGATGGAACTTCTATAAAGTAAATGATTTGAGTACGTCAGTAGGACAACAATATGCTGCAGATGTAGAAAAAATTAAACAAGAACTTGCATTTTTTAATAAGTATGAAATAAAAGCAAAAGAAATATTAGAACAAGTAAAAGATGGGAATACTGATATTCCTACTGATGTATTTAATTTAGCTACAAAGTTCCAAGAAGAAGCAGCAAATGGTTATACAAAAGAAATGATGACCAAAATTAGAACAGGTCTTCAAGCATATGAAAGTAGAAATGTTGCATTAGATAATGCAATTAAGGTACTAAAACCTACTATAAGCCCTGTTCTTGATGACTTGCCTGATAATGCAAAATTAGAGTTTAAAGATTTAATTACACAAACTAAATTAAATGGAAATCAAGGAAAGGTTGCTTTAACATCCTTTATAAGAAAGTATTATCCTAAAGAGGATATAGTTAAGGTAGTAACTAATTATCTTGAATCAAGCAATGTTTATCGTAAAGATGATAAAGCAATGTTAGAACAATCTATAGAATATGTTGCTGCAGCATTAGGAGAATCTATTTCATCTAATAGCACAATAATAAAGCAATACGAAGCTTATGAAACTCCTACTTCTACTAGTTCGACTACAAAAGATGACAGTACTGTTTATAATAATGCTAGAATAGGATATGATCAAATAGATCAGTCTACTAAAAAATCTATAGGAAGTATTGTTTATCAAGATGATGGAAAAGCTTATTCAAGTGAAATTAAAAAGAATGTATTTAAAGAAATGGATAATTTAGTTCCTAATTCTGATGGTACATGGGAAGCACCTATTGCATCTAAAGGTATAATTCAAGATGCCGATGCTGTAAACCTTTCTGATAATTTTATTAAATATGAGTACGATGGTAAAAAATATACTGCTCAAGAATATTCAAATAAGTTAAAAGAAGAATATGAAAAAGATCCAAATTCTATGGATGAAAAAGATCTAATGACTCTTAAAACTTTAAATGGTGGAGAAGAAGATGTTACTAGTCCAAAATTCTTTACAGTAGATGGTCAAAGTACATTATCAGGTAATAAAAAAGTTATAATAAATAAACGAACAATAGCTTTTGTAAATAGTAATGGAGAAACATTAACAGATGATATAATGGTAGAAATATCTCAAAAAGCAACGGAGCTAGATGAGAGTACAAGAGAGAGTTATATTGCTAAAGAATATTCAAAATATAAACCTACAGCAATTTTATACGGAGTAGTTAAAGAGCCTATTAAGCAAGAACTTCCTAAAACTGTTAAAGAAGGTTCTTCTGAAGATAGAATGGATCAAATGGAAAAACAGTTTGTTCAATTATTTTTGAACCAAAATACTAAAGAACAAACTGCATATACTAATTCTTTATACGCACCAATATCTTGGCAATACCCATTAGAAGGTGGATCAAGCTTATCGTTTTTAGATGCTTTAGTTTCTAAACAAAATACACAACTAAAGGCTATGGATGCTACAGAGAAAAAGACTAACCTTTCTAGTGAACCAATTGTAGAAGGTGAAACAGGTGAACCTGAACTAGAATCAGATGTTGAAAAATTTTAGATAATTAACTTCATTAAAAAATTAAACAAAAAAATATATGTCTTTAGGTAGTAATATACAGAATGAGGATTTAGCTAGAAGAATTTTTGATAGATTTGGAGAAAGAGAAGATATTGAATTAACTGTTGATTTCCCTGAATTTAAAGAAAAATTAAAATCAAGAAGATATAGCTTAAGAGTCTTTGATGCAATAAAAAGAGATAAAGAAAAAAGTTTATTAGATAGCTCTAAAAAATATTTAGATTTTTATAGCGATCTTCAAACAGCATCTCCTCTTTCTGAGATGAAACCTGTAGGTGGATCTGTAGATTCTACTATACAAGATACTACTGCTATACAAGACAGTACCGCTATAGAAGACAGTATGTCAACTCAAACAGCATCTACAGTTAGTGATTCAGGAATAGTAAATGTAAATGATCCTAATCCTATAAGAGGTCAGTTTAATAGAGAAAGAAAATTAAATGAAGAGGAATTAACTGCAAAGAAAAAACAAGCAGGTATAGATGCCTTAAGAATAGAAAAAGAAATCAATGATAATTTTTTATCAACTGATAATACTACCTTATTAAATAACGAAGAAGAAGCTCAGTTTCAACAGTCTTGGAATTCTGATCCTGCAATAACTGCATGGAAAGAACAGTTTGTTAAACAGTATGGAGAAGAACCAACTCAAGAAGGTTACGACTACAGAGGTGCGTGGAAAGCAGGCGTAAAGCCTGAGTTAAATAAAGAACACTTAGACCTAGAAGGAAATCCTATATATCATTGGGCAAGTTTAGGTAAGTTTGGAAAAGAACTTAAACCTACTGATCATGAAACATATTGGAAGTCTGAGTTTACTCAGCTTGTAGGAGAAAATCCTGACTCTCTTATGAACAAAGATGGATATACTGAAGAGTTTCTTAAACAACATTTGAATAAAGCAAAAGCTAAAAAGTTTACTGAAGAGAATGTTAATTATGATGGCATAGTAGGAATGATGGCTAATGCCCCTTTAGAGTATACAAAAACTAAAGAATACGAAAACTTAAAGCTACAGCTTAGAAAAGAAAAAGGAAAGCAGAGCGATTATGTTTTAGAATATATGAATATATCAGGAGGTAAAACTCCATTAGATGATAATATATCTAAAGATCAGGCATTAAAAGCAATATCAGATTATTATTCTGAAGATGATTATCAGCCTGTAATTGTTCCTGAAGCAAACACTTCAGATTTAGAAAAAATTATTCAAGACAACAATAAATATTTTATTCCTGAAATTGCTGAATCAGAATCAACATCTATAGAAAAACCAATTACTCCTATATATATAGATGCAGCTCAATCATTAGAGTTAAAGCAGAAAGAACAGCAAGTATACAAAGGTTATGTAGATGAAGTCTTAAAAGGTAAAAGCGATTACTTTGTAAACATGATGAATCATGAAGATGTAGATGAAGTTATTGATCAAATAGAAGACAATCTTGGAAAAGACATAGACGAACAATCAGCTAGACTTGCAATTGCTAACTATAAAAGTGGGACAGAAAAAAATGCTTCAAGAAAGTATCACGTTAGTAATAGAGTAGAGCAAGTTGCAAAACAAAATGGTATTAATATATATGATCCAAATAATGCAAAAGCTGTTAAGAATATTAAAAAAGCAGTAATATCTGAAGAGATTGCATATGGTGTAGAAAGACTTTCTGAGGATGAACAAAAAGTTTATCAACTACAAAATGAAATAAATTCCTTAAGAAAAAAACAAGCTACTACAGAAGATCAAAATGAGCAACAAAAGATAAGTATACAAATAGCTAAGAAGCAAACAGAAGCTAGAAAATTAAAGGATAATCCTAGAGAGTTATTTGATGTTAAGACAGGTAAGTTTGTTTTTGCTGAAGATGCATCTGATGAAACTAAAAAGTATAATGATGATATAAATGCAGAAGCAATAGAGTATAGAAAGATGGATACAGATGTTTTATCTACACTATACTTAGATGCTTTATCAAATGTTAAATACTACGAAGGACTATATAATGAAAAGAGAAATGTAACTATTACTCTTGGAGATTATATGGAGCAAAAAGTAGGTGTTTTACAAAACATGGTTGTTTCAAGATCAGCATCAGACATGGATAAGTTTGCTTTTCGTGAGGTTGGTATTAGAGTTGGATCTAAAGATAATGCAATATTTGATGAAAGAATTGATGCTTACAAAGCATCAAGAAAAAGATTTGACATATTAAATAGAGCATTGTTAACTAATGAAGATCCTGCAGGTATTACTATTGGTTTATTCGATGATAAGGTTAGAGAGGGTGTAGGTGGATTTGTAAATACTATGACTAACTCTTTAGTAGAACAGCTTGGATATAAAACAATAACTGATGATGATTTCTCAAAAACACTATATACTGAATTATCTAATGCAGGAGTTAATTTAACCCCTGAACAAAAAGAAATTGCAGAAGAAGATATTAGTACAATGGTTGCAGGTGGTATTGGAGCATCTATTCCAATCATGGCAGAGATTATACTTACTTCTGTTGCAGGAAGTCCAATAGCAGGTGCAACATCAGCATCTGTAAGAAGTGTTAAAGCCTTAAGATTAGTAAGGCACATGATGAAATACAAGTGGGGTAAGACAGGTGAGTTTTTATATGCCGCAGGTAAGAGTGGTATTAATACATCTATACAATGGTCTTTAACTCCATCAGGTACAGTTGGTGCTGCTCATGGATTTGGTGAAGGATTTGTTGAAGGTGGATGGCAATACTTAGATGTTGCTAATAAGTTTTCAGGAAAGTATGGTAAGCTAGTAAATACATTATTGAAATCAGGTACTAGAGCAGGAGTACAAACAGTTGCTGAATTCACACAAGAGTATGCAGGTGAATTTGTAAACCAAGTTAAAAGACATGGATTTGACGATATAGATAGAGCATTTGATCAAACATTTGGACAAACATCAACTGAAGCAGAAAAGAAAGCAGCAGTAACAGCAATTATAAGTGCTACGTTTGCAGGTACATTTGAAGGTTTATTTCATATAAAGTCTGCAATATTGATGAGAAATCAAATTACAGATCCTGCGATAGCTGCTCATGTAGATAAAGCAATTGAACAAGCTAAAGAGTCTTTAAGTCAAGAACAAGAAACAGAACTAGCTGAATTTTTAGAAGGAAGTCAAGAAGGTAAAACTAAAATTGTAAGATCTAAAAGACAAGAAGAATTAAAATCTCAAGATGAGGCAGGGATAGTAGAAATAACATCTAAGTCAGATAGAAGAGAGTTATACATTAATGCAGAAGATCAAGTAAAAATTACTTACGCTGATGAAAAGTTGATTCCAAAAATACTAAGAGACAATGCGGTAAGTATTGCTACAAATAAACAAGGTGTAGCTGTAGTTACTATTAAAGGTTCTGAGTTAATAAAAGAAGGATATGCTAAACAGAATGCAGAAGATGTAATTGAAGACACTCAAGAAGACATAGCAAAAGTTGATAAGGCTATTAATAACAGGGTTAGTAAGTTTTCTTTACCTAAGATTCCTATTATGGCAGATATGTTGCCATCAATTACTAGAGCAATAAGTAGATCTAAAGATGGTAAGCCTGTTGATCCTATATCATTAGATGCTGCTATAGAATACTTATATAATTCTTACAAGGAGTCTATGTTTATTCTTGGAAGAAATGGTAGAAAACAAAGAGTACAAAGAAGTTTAACTTCAGAAGAAGTATTAAAAGAAAGAAAAGAAATAGAACAAACATTATCATATTTAATTGACTATAAGAGTCATTTAGGATCACAAGGATCAATACCTGCACCTAAGTTTGATTCTTATCAGGAAACAGAAGTAGATATAGATAAAGCTGAAAAGACTCAATTAAGTTTATTTGAGGATATAGAAGATTCACCTGTAGAAGAACAAACATCTCCTGAAGTAATACCTGAAACAACAAGTAAGTCTGATGAACAAGTTGATGCAGAAAAAGAAGTAACCGATGAAGCGACTTCCTCCCCTACAGAAGCTTTGAAAAGTGAAGAGGCAGGGGAAGTTGTTTCTGAGGAGTTAACTGCTTCTCAAAATAAAGATCTTAGTTCTGTTAAATTAGCTTTAGAAGATGTAAAAAATAAAACTAAAGGAAAAGAAGCTACAATTAGAAAAAGAAAAGCTCAAAGAAATATAATTAGACTACTTACAGGTTTATCAAAAGATGATATTACTATTGAACAAGCTACAGAATTAGAAAACCTGTTAGGTCTTAAAGAAAGTTTTAAAAAGAAATCTAATGGTAAAGTAGGTGGTACTGTTATATTTAATCAACTAGCTAAAGGAGATTTTACAATTGATCAGTTAGTAGAGGCATCTAAAAAAATAGGATTAAGCAGAGAGCAAAGTAAAAAAGCTGATAAAGCTGCAGAAGCTAAAAATGCTGCAGAAGAACAAGCTACATTCCAAGAACAATTGCCTATTAAGAAAGCTGCATTTGAAGAGCTTCAAGGTAAAACTAAAATTGTAGATGATCTTATTGCAGAAGAAAAGTTTGAAGAAGCATCAAATCTTACAAATGAAATAGAAGGAGAATTAGATAAGTTATTTGAAGAAGATGCTGCTAAGATTAAAAAGACTATAGATATATCTAGAGCAAATCTTCCTGCACCAACTGTAGAAGCTGAAGTAGAAGTAACAGAAGAAACAGAACCAACAGCAGAAGAGATACAAGAAGTAGAAGAAACTATAGAAGAGACTGTAGAAGAAAAAACTGATTCATATGTTGAAGCTACAGAGTCTTTTGAAAATAAAGTTAAAGAGGTTAGATCTAGATTAAAAAAAGAAAAGAAGAAGCTTAAGAAAGGAAAAGGAAATAAAGAAACTATTTTCTCTGATATAAGAAAAGCATTTAAGTTACTTAACAATTCATTAGGGGCAGGAAATATGTCTCAGGAAGTTCTTCAAAATTATCTTGATAAAGTAAATGGATTTATAAATCAAGGTATGCAAAGCAATCTTAATGAATCTATTACTAAAGAAGAACAAAAAGCAATTACAGAAGCTTTAATGGGGGCTAAAAGTAAAATACTAAAAGCTAATCCTAACTATGAAGTAACTAAAAAAGGAGATAGAGAAATTATTTCTGAAACTCAAGAATCAATTAATGCTAAAAAAGCAGAAGCAAAAAGCTTAAGTCAAGCAAAAAGAAAAGAAAGTAAAATTAAGAATGGTGATTTTAGACTTAGCGAAAAACAAGTTAAGTCTAGAAACATGGGAGATATTGATGTTGGATCTGTAATTACTTTAGATGAGGATGTTGCTGATGGTAAAGTAACAGGGAAAAGAGTTAAGGGTAAAAAAGGACAAGAATATACTGTTACAAGAAAAATTAAAAAAGGAAAAGGAGATGGTTACTTTGAGTATATATTTGCTGAAGGTAATATTCCTTTAACTGAAATACAAGAAACTGTTGCAGGTGAGTTTGCCGTTAAACCAACAGCTCCTAAACCTAAAGCACAGCCTAAAGCAGAAACTAAGGTAGAGCCTACTGCTCCTAAAGAAACTACTGCTAAAACTGAAAGTATTCAAGATTTAGTTGGGCAAGAAATTACTCTTACTGACGACTTACTTAATAATGCCGAGACTAGAACTGTAGTTTCTGTTAATGAAGTAAAAACTAATAAAAGAAATTGGACAAGACTAACTTTAGATAATGGAGTTGTAGTTAATATTCCTACTGCAAGGGCAATGACTAAAGCTTATAAAGTTCCAAAAAGCAAACTTGGAGTAGTTAAAGAAACTGTTGCAGAAGAAACAACTGCTCCTAAAGAAACTACTGTTGCAGAAGAAACAACAACTGAAGAAACATCAGATGAGACTACAGATATAGAACAGACTACAGATTTCTTAGCTAAAATGGCAGAAGGATTTAAGAAGTTTAAGTTTACACCAAATGCTGAACCATCCTCTGTAAAAAGAAGTAAATCCTCTATTAAGTACACATATAAAGGTGTTGATACTGATGGTAAAGGACAAGAGTATGAGTATGAGTATTCAGTTACTGTACTTTTAAATAAAGATGGTTCTGTTAGTAAAAGACCAACTAAAGTAGAAACTAATAAAAAAACAGAAACACAAAAGAAAACTCAACAGCTAGAAGAAGTTCAGGAAAATGAATCTAACAATATTCCTGAACAAACTACTGAGCCTACTTCTAATACTGCAATTGATTACATAGAAAATGTAGATGAAATTGTTAATGGAATTAGTGTTGAATCTAATACTATAAACAACGGTGAAGAAACTCAGGTTAATAAAGCAAAAAGAAAAACTAATCTAAGAAAGCTGAAACAAAAACTAGACATAGATCAAATGTCTATTATATTAGACTACTTAGGTATAGAAGAAAAGATCGAAGACAAAGAACAGTTTATAGAATCATTAGAAGAAAAAGGAATATTCGAAACTAATGAGTCTACTAGAAAGTTTTTAGAAAGTGCTAAAAAAGCTTTACAAGCAGATGCTTCAGCAAAAAAAGAACAAGTTGAAAAAATTGAAGCATTAGAAACACAAGTTGAAGAAACTAAAAAGCAAGAACAAAAGACTAATGATGCTTTAGAAAAAGAGATTCAAAAATTAAAAGAAGAAGCTCCTGAGATATCTGCTACTGATATTGGTATTGCTATAGATGCTGCTAAAATTTTAAAAGAAGCTAATCATCCATGGACAGAAGGTATAGAAGGAGACTTTGTTGAAGCAGTTAAAACAATTTTAAATAGAATCAATAGTCATGCTAAACTAGAAAAAGATTACTCTAGAGAATTTAAAGACAATTGGAATGCAGCAAAAGGAAATAGAAACTCTGCTAGAATTTTAGCTAAAGTAGAAGATAAAGCTGTTCAAAAAGCTAAATTAGATTTAATTAAAGTTCTTAATAAAACTTTTAAAACTGCTGATGCTCAATTACAAAAACAAACTGAAGTTATAGAAAAAGCATTAGGAAACATTAGCCCTGATCAAGGATCTTCTTATATTGAGAAAGGTATTAAAAACATGAAAGAAGGTATAAGTGAAGGTAGATCTTCAACACAAATAGGAGGATTAAAAGGATCTGCTAAATGGTTTACAGGTGCTTCTCAATGGGTGTATGGTCATGCTATAAATGCTGCTAGAAATATTCCGTTTTATAAAAATGCAATAATTAAAAAATACGGAAGTCTTACTAAGTTTTTTGCTAATCCATTTAATGTTTACTCTGAGGCAGTAAATCAAACAGGATTGTTATTTGAAGAAGTAGGATCAGGTTTAGGAAAACTTATAGATTCACTTGCAAACTCTGCTTATAAAGTTGCAAAAGGAAAAATAAATAGACAAAAAGTAATTAAGATCTATAAAGGTCTTATAAAACCAATGTCTTTCTTGACTAATAAAGTTATTGTTCCTGCTGCTCAAAGAATAAGCAAGGCAGGGTACATTGATGTAATAGCTGATTCTAAAATTCAATATCAAAAAGTTATTAATGATATTTTAAATAATAAGAGTATTGGAACAATTGCAGATATACAATTATCATTAAGTCAAACATTAACTGCTTTGTATAATCAACAAGCAAAAATACAAGAAGCAGTAAAAGAAGGTAAATACTCTAAAGAAGAATTACAAAAATATGAACACATAACTTATGCTTTAAATGAAATACTAAATGACATAAAAGATATGTCGAATTATAATGGTATTAGAGGAATGTTAAAAGCAGAAGCAGAGCCAAGTGGTTCTAGGTCAAAGTTTTTTAATCTAAATAGTGGTGCTAAAACTGTTTTTGAAAAGAGACTTCTTAGAATAGCTAAAGACGAAGTAACTAAACTAATGTATAGCAGATATGGAAACATTGAAGTTAGAAGACGTAGGTTAGAAAAATTAGCTAGAGGAATGTCAGAAGAAATGACTGAAGCAGAAAGAAATGCTTTAACATTTATTTTAGATGGATCTAAAAGTGTGCCATCAAAAACTAACTTTAAAAAAGGAACAGTAGATAAAAACGAAAAATTTAGAAATGAAGTTCAATATTTAATTGATAACCCTACTGATGCAATAAATAAATTTAAACCTTTAGTAAAAGCAGAAATAGAAGCTATTGGTAAGTATATGCAAAATAACAAACAGCTTTCTACTAATGTAGATTTAGCAGCAAGCTACTTTCCTCATTTTTATAAGATCATAAAATTTGATGAACAATATAAGAATCAAGAAAGTTTTAAAAAGTTTGTTAATAATACATTATCACAAAATGCAAAAGGTAATAAATGGGGTAACTATGAAGAAGCTATTGGAATGGGATTTGATCCTGTTACATTAGATGCCTCTAAATTAATGAAGCTTTATAGTGAAGGAACGAATAACTTTATTGAAAATAAAAACTTCACAAACTCTTTATTAGAACTAACTGTAGATGGAAATCAAAGTGGTGCTAAATTAGCATATACTGAAGGAAGTAGAAACATACCACCTTCATATAAAAAAATAGATAACCCTAGATTTAGGGCACACATCTTTGATATGTATAAAACCAAAAAACAAAAAGATCTATTTAAAGAAGAAGAAAAAGGTCAATGGGTATCTAAGTATATTTATGTTCATCCTAAAGTATATCAACAGATTCAAGGAATTGTAGGTGTTAAAACATTTAATTGGGAGCAAAAATATTTGGAAGAAACAGGTAGATCAGTAAACGAAATTTCTGCTTTAGAACTACTTAATCCTTTAAATGATATTAAGTTAGAGTATAAGCAAAAAGTATTTTTAGCTTTAGAAAGATGGAATAACTTTACTAAAAAAATAAACTTAACAATGTCTGCTTTTCACCATTTAGCACTAACAGAAACATTGTTATCTACACCTGACTCTTTTACTAGAGGAATTAAATATGGAGCTAACTTACTTAAATTGTTTACAGGATTTAAAACAGATGACTTTTTAATATTTAAAGAAAGCGAATCTGTAAATACTGAGTTAGCAATTAAACATGGACTACAAGTTAAGTCTGCTCCTGATCAGCATTTAGAACTTCACGAAACTCTTCTTGATGAACTAGAATATACTTGGGATAGTTCGTTTAAAACAAATTTAAATCCATTTAGAAAAGATAAAGGAGTTAGAAAAATTACTAATAGATGGGATGATTTCTTATGGGACTATATGCATAACAACTATAAGTTAGTTGCATTCCAAGCATTATATGCTGATGCAGAATTAAACTTAAGTAAAAAACTAGATAGTGATAAGATAACAGTAAACCAATACAAAACAGATTTAGAAGCTGTAGGTAGGGCAATTGCTAAACACGTTGATAATACTTTTGGTGGGCAGAATTGGCAATTACTTTCAGTTAATCCAAAGACTTTAAGACTAGCATCTTTAGTTTTACTATCTCCTGATTGGACTGTTTCTACTGCTAAGCAAGCATTAGCTCCATTTGCAGGATTTTCTGAAGCAAAAATATTCCAAACATTAGATCCAAGTGGAAATGCTAGAGACTATGTTAAAAGATTAGGAATTGATGTAGGATCAAATAATGAATTTGCTAATAAGTTTGTAAGAAAAGCAGGATATAGATTTTGGGCTAGTGTTGCCTTAAAACAATATATGTTTATGAACTTAATTAACATGGCAACTACTGCTTGGTTCGGAGAAAAAGATGAAGAAGAACAAAAAGAGTTTGAAAAACTAAGCTTCTATGGTAAGTTAATGACAGGTAGACCTATGTGGAAAAACGATCCTGATTTATTAACAGGAAGAAATAGTTTAGGAATATTTATAGGAGTTAATCCTGAAGATGGTAAAGCAGATTATGTTCACTTAGGAAAGCAAATGAAAGAATTGCCTGAACTAATATTTAATCCTTTAGGAAGATTACTTAGCAAAAGTTCTCCTTTACCTCAAGCAGTAAGTAGAGTTTTATTTGGTATGTCTCCTTCAGGATATGATTTGTATGACTTACAAGATGATAATGTTGGTAATCAGGCAATAAGAATTATATCTGAACTTGGGTTAAGTACAACTCCTTTCTTTTTACAAAATCAAATAAGGTCTGCATTTCAACCAAAGTATACTCCTACTGAAACATGGACAAATAGAGCTATAACATTCTTTGCTCCAATTAAAAATGGAACTAATGAGTTTGAAGTAATAAAAGGATTTAAAGAATCATTTGAAGATAAAGATCCACACAGGTTTGCAGACTTTTTAAGAGTTGCTAGAGAAAATTCAATTCCTGTTAAGTCTGTAATAAAAAGAGCACAAAGAGAATACATAAGAGAAAAAGAGAAAGAGCTATTAGACTTAAAGAAAGATAAAAACTCTTTAGCTTCAACTAATCCATTAGTATATCTTGCCTATAAAAATCTTATGGAAAATCAATTTCAAGCATTTTTAGTAGGAACTGAAACTCAACAAGGGGTACTTGACGTATTAAAGGAAGACGAAGAATTGTTTAAAGATATTCTTAGAAAAAGAAAAGGAGCAAGTAAACCAACAGTTTCTCAAATAAAAGAAGGATTATATGCTCCTGAATATATACCGAATTTAACAGAGAATGTAAAGCAAAATATTGATAGCATAAAAAATAATAAAAAATTTACTACTGACTTAGATAATAAAAACAAAGAGGAAGAGTTAATTAAAGAATTAAGAAAAATGCTATTAGGAGAATAGTAAAATATCAATTGCAATGCACTTGCATATCAGGTGCATTGCAATATGCAATACAAACAAATAAAGAAAAAAAGAAAGAAATATTTATATTTGTAAAAAAGAATTATTATGTCAATATTTTTAGCATCACTATATAACACATCTACTGATAGTATTTCAGTAACATTAGATACAGAATGTTCAATTGTTACTATTCAAGATAAATCTAATTATTCATCATCAACAGAAGATGGTCATATATTAGCAGGACATTTTCAAAACGACTCATATAGAAAGATAATATTAAAAAGTCCAAATGGAACTGATTATTCTTGGGATGGCAGAAGTTCTTTATATAATGATGGTGATGTAGTATGGAGTACAGCTAATAGTGGGAATCATACGGTAACTAAAACATTAACAGAAGAAGATGGTGATGGAGTTTTTACTGCCACATTAATTACTATACCTGCATATGATGATACCGTAGAGTATGTATATACTTCAGGTAATGAAAAGCACGTATTTTATTTAGGAAAAGTATATAGAAACAAAGAGACTGTAACAGGTCAAATAACAGACACAACAAAATGGGAAGTAGTTTCCGATGAAGACCTTAGTGCTAAATATAAAACAGAAGCTAAATTTACATTAACCTGTAGAAAGCTACATAAGTGTTACGAAGAATTAGTTCATAAGGCGAATTGCGTTATAGTAGATGATGCTTGCAATGATAACAATCTATGTGAGAATAAAGATTTCTTACAAGCTACAAAGCTTAGAATGGTACTAGATGGTATCTCTTATGCTTCACAAGCTTCAGATTTTAGCAAAGCAGAAATACTAACTAACGCAGCCAATAAAATTTGTTGTTAATGTCAAGAATAATAGATCACGTATTAGATCCTTATAATGTATCTGTATTGACAGATGTAGATGAAAGGAAAATAAAAAAATTAATTGCAGAAGATTTGACAGACGTAGTGTTGTCTGATGTATTTGGTATTGGGAAATGTAATGATTGGGATAATGTTCTATCTAGATATCTTATTATAGATATGTATAATAGTACAGATGCTACTACTTTGAATGCTAGTCAATTATCTTGTTTAACACAAAAAGTATTTAAAGGATTAAACAATAGTTTACCTTGTAACAATCAACTTTACAGTAGCTAAAAAACTAAATAATGGAAAATTGTAACCCAATAAATCAAGCAGGAAGTACCTCATCAAATTTCAGAAGTTCTGATATAAAACTTTACGATGGAGATACTTTAACAAATATAACTAACATTGTAGTTGGAACAAGTTCTTTAAACGATGTTGTTAGAGAAATAGATAATGTAATAGGAACAAGTTCTAATTCATTGTCTTCAAATGTTCAATTTAACGGAACGCTTGCGACTTGTATTACTGCTTCAGGAGATTTAAATGATATTCTTTTAGCTGTAACTAATAAAATTTGTGCTGATTCTACAACTATAACGTCTATTCAGACAACTATTAGTAATTTAAATACAGTAGATATTGTCTCACAAGGGGCTTATAGCAACTGTGTAGGGACTTATACTACGTCTAGCACACTAAAGGATCTAATAGATGGTATGATGGCTAAAATCTGTTCTAATGCGACAGAGATAGATTCAGTACAAGGTATTGATTTTGGGTTTGGAGCAGGTCTTGGTACTACAACTTGGGGAACAGAAGGTATAAAAGATTTAGTTTACTACGGTGGAGATTGGTCTTATACTACAGGGTTAACAGGAAGTATAGTAGAAAGTAATAGCGGATATAGTGAGTATGTATCTAGTGGTAAGTATAAAAAAGTGGCTGATGAGGTTATAACCTTACAGGCAAGTAGTGATAACTATGTTTATTATAATGTAGATTCAGGACAATACATAGTTACTTCTGTAGCAGTAGGTTCAGTTGAGCCAAGTGCATCAGGTGTAAAGTTATATAAGTTAACAACAGATGCATCTAATGTTACTGCCACTCAAGACATTAGAAACATTTATAATATAGATGGAACTAGATTTATAGATGATATTATATTAACAAGGCATATTACTGATGGGAATGTAACAGGTTCTAAACTAGAAGACCATACTACAGCAGGATCATTAGACTTAGGTCTTGGATCTTTTTCTGTTGATGTAAAAGGTAGAGTTAGTTCTCTTAACAATAAAGTAAATATATCTTCATTACAAGATAATCAGGTACTAGTATATGACTTAGCTTCTGATGAATGGGTTAATGAAGACTTTTCATCTTCTGCATTACCTTCAGGTACTTCAGGAGATACATTAAGATATAGTAGTTCTTCTTGGGTTGTATCATCTTTTGTTAAAAGCTTTGCAAGTTCATTGTCTATAGCATCAGAAGGTATTACTAATGAAGCATTACAAATTGGCACATCAGGGGTAATTGCTATTGAAGCACCAACTCCTGCAGCTCCTTCAGTTTCAGGTTCTTTAGGAACATCAACTTTATCAGCAGATACGTACTATTATGCTGTATCTTATATAGCAGATGATGGAGGAGAGTCAATGGTTTCTGATGAAACATCTATTGTTATTGATGGGATTGGAAGTAATATTGCAGATATTAGCATTACACCTATTCCTAATGCAACAGCATATAGAGTTTATAAAGGAACAGTATCAGGAACTTATACAGAATATTTTATAGCAACTGCAAGTGGATTATCTTATTCAGATGATGGAACAGCAGGTACAGCAGGAACTCCTGCTATAGGTTCTTCAGCATACGCATTAAGAATAAGTAGTACAGGAATTGGATACAATTATTTAGAAAGACCTAATGCTCCGTTTATATTTTATAGTGATGATGAAAGAGTAGATTCGTTTATTACTGCAGGAGTTCAAGGAACTAGAACATCAGATTTAGAAGTTATAAAAGCTGATGCAACTGCAACAAACACAGCAGATAATATAGCAGGTAGCTTTGTAGCTACAGGAGGTGCAAACAATTATACTTTAAGACTTTATGATGGTATTGATAATACTAATAAGTTTTTAAAGGTAAATGATACTCTTGGTAGTGTAGTATTTGCTGATCCAACTGTAAGTATAAAAGATGAAAATACTGTATTAGGTGATTTTAAATCTTTTAGATTCATTGGTAATGGTGTTACTGCTGCTGATGGAGGAAGTGGAGAGATAGATATTACTATTACAGGTTCTGTAACAGAGCTTGATAATATGGTAGACGTTAGTGTAGCTTCTGCTTCTGATTACGATACTCTTAAATATAATGGAACTTCTTGGGTTAATGATTCATTCTTACAAAACACAGGTTCTAGAATAGGAATAGGAAGTCCTGCAACAATAGATGCAAAACTACATATATCTGCTGCAAGTGATACAGTATTAAAAATAGAGAATGCATCAGGTGTTATTGCTGATATAGATGCATCAGGTGTTTTAACATATGCTGAACAATTAAAATATACATATACAAATAGTAGTGCTTCTCCATTAGGCGTAGGCAAAGTTCTTACATCTGATGCAGATGGTAATGCTACATGGGAAACACTACCTTCTACAGGTATAGACAATATAGTTGAGGATACTACTCCACAGCTAGGTGGCACTTTAGATGCTAATGGTAATTTTATAGACATGGGTTCTAATACTATTACCGATACTAAAGTTGGTCAATGGGATACAGCTTATTCTTGGGGAGATCATAGTTTAGCAGGTTACTTAACATCATTTACAGAGACTAATGATTTAACTTCAGCAGTAACTTGGGCAAATGTTCCTAATGCAAACATAACAGAATCTTCTGTAACTCAACACGAAGGTGCTTTGAGTATTACAGAGTCTCAAATAACTGATTTAGGAACTTATGCTAAAGTAGGAAGTTATCAAAGTGGTTATGTTTCAAGATGGAATGCTACTACTAATACATTAGATAAAAGTATAATACAAGATGATGGAACAAATGTAGGTATAGGAACAGCACCTGTTGCCACTAAAAAATTAACTGTAGGTGGTAGTGCTGTAATTGAAGGTTCACTTAATGTAGAAAGTTCTTCAGATGGTAAAGTTGCTCTTGTAAATACTGTTGGACAGGACACAAGTGGTAGTAATTACATGAATTGGAATAATTCTGATGGCACAAGAAGAGGTTATGTAGGATTTACTTCGGTAAGTACATTTAATATAAATGTACAACAAGCTGCAGAGCCATCAAAAATTGTATTAGATGCTGATGAAATAACTACAGGTGACACTAACTTTACTTGGGATGGTACAAAGATAACTGTATCAAGTAGTGATAGTGATTATACTGAGATTCACAATAATTATATTAAGAATGTAAGACAAGGAAATGATTCTAACTTGCTTCTTAGCACTTATGGTACTGCTGCTGTTGGTTCTGAAATTGTAAGTACAAAGTATAGAGGTACAATAGCTTCACATTCAGCTTTAATAAATGGGGATTTAATATCTGCACATAGAATAATAGGTTCTATTGATTCTGTAGGTGGTGTATCTACTTGTGCGTTGATAGAAGTTAGAGCTGCAGAAACATTTAGTTCAACTGCACAAGGATGTTATTATACTATTGATACTAATGCTATTGGAGAAACGACACCTACAGAAAGATACAAAATTGATGAAAATGGTCAACATCTTTTTACAGGTGGTGTAGCTGTAGATGGTGCTCGTGTAGCAAATACAACAGTTAATATAAATGGAACTACAGAGAAAGGACTTTATGTAAAAAATGATAATGCAACTGCAAATCACTTATTTGACTATGGTATAGATGCTAATGCTGATGCAGGTGCTCAACTAGGTTCTATAGGAATTAGAGGTTCTGTAGGAGATACGGTTAGTGAAGGTGTTGGATCATCTGCAATGGGTGTTGTTGGTACTGCTGTAATTGAAGATGAAGTTATAAATCCAATAGGTGGATATTTTCATGCTAAAAGTGATCCATCTACAGGAGGATCAACTATTCGTAATACCTATGGTATTATGGCACATCCATATTCAGGTAGTAATGTAAGTGGAGGAATAGTTGGTGGTGGAGTATTTAAACAAAATATTGGAGGAACACCTGATAAGGTTTATGGGATACAAACTACACAACCTATATTTTCAGGATCAGGAGGACTAGCTAATAATGGGACTTATGCGGCAATACAAATAGATCCTAGTGCAATTGTTCCATCAGGCAGTCATACTCAATACGGTATCTATCAAGAAGGTACAGACGATAAGAACTACTTTGGTGGTCAGATTCAGCTTAATCATACAGCAGGAACAGCAGGTCAATTTTTAAAATCAACAGATGCAGCAGGTAATGCTGAGTGGTCTGCTATTTCAGGATATGCTAAAGTAGGAAGTTATACTGATGGATCTTTAACTAAATGGAACTCAACTACCGATACACTAGACGAGAGTATACTTGAAGAAACATCAATGGGGCTGCAAGCAAGTAAAACTTATAGTGCAGCAACCATTACTTCTCAAGCTTTTCTTTTAAATGCTACATATGGTACTCCTACATCAGGTAATGAGTTTGCAACTTTAAAGACTTCAGTAGTTCCAACAGCAGCAATGGGATCAGGTACTACAACAACTGCAATATCATCTAATGTTGGAGGCTTTTATTCAGTAAGTGAAGAAGTTATTAATTCATATAGAGGTTATGTAAAAGTAAACTATGATGCAGAGAATGTTTATAATATCTCTGCAAGGCAAATAAAATTAGCAGCAGGAGTTTCTGTAACTAGATCAGCACAAATCTTTATAGGGGATACAGATATTGGGAGTGGAGCTACTGTTACTGATCAATACGGAATATTACAGACAAGTACAGATCAAAACAAATTTAGTGGAGAAATTTATACTACTAAAAACATAAAGCTTGATGGTCAAATATATAACAATAGTGGAATGCATAATGCAGGTTCAGGTTCATCTGCTTCGTTTGATATGGATGATGGTAACGTACAGCAATGGACTATGACATCAGCAACTACAGGAGTAGCAAACCCTACAAACGCTAAAGATGGTGCTGTATATGCTATATGTTTTGTACAAGATGGAACAGGTAGCAGAAACGTAAATGCATGGGGTAACCAATTTAATTGGGGAGATGCAGGTGTTCCTGATTTCTCTACAGGCGGAGCAAATAAAAAACACTATGTTACATTAATTAGAAACGGCTCAATCTTTGATGCAATTTATTCAGGAGTAATACACTAAGATATGATTATACCATTTGGATTTATGAGAAAAGTTGACACAGGTGGTGGTAGTGGCTGTATTGATGTCACTAATTCTACCACTTCTATTTTATCTTCAGGGACTAATAGTGACAGTAATGTTGCGTTAAGTAATTACTATATAAATAGTCATACTCAACAGATATATACTTCTGCAGAGATGGGAGGTACAAGGCAGATAACAGGAATACAGTTTTATAATGCTTTAAGTGATTCTATTCCATGGACTTATAGTGAGGTTGTAATAAAGTTCGCTCATTGTACAGGTACTTCTCATAGTACAGCAAATTTTGTAGGAACATTTCCTGATCAAGAGATTGTAGGTGTAACAGGTATATCAGACGAAGCAACAGTATATGATGGAAGTTTATCTTTAGAAAATACATCAGGTTGGAATTCAATTGAGCTTGATACTAACTTTTGCTATGATGGAACAAGTAATCTAGTTATATCTATATCTAAAAAACAAAATGGTTCAGGCAATTGTAGTGCATATTCATCAGGTTGTGGATATTCTTTTGACTACGCTAGGTTTAGGTACACTAATGATGGATCAGGATCTAGCACAGGAGTATGGTATGAGAATGATAATAATGTTCCAACAGGAATTACTTCTTCAGGATCATCTACAAAAGGAGATATAAATAACTTTAGAGCACATCTAAGAATATTAGATTATGAAATGCCTCCAATTACATCAAATTTACAATTGTATATTAATCCTGATTCAGGTGTTTATTCAGATGCAAGTGGTACAGTAGCAGTTGATGGAGATAATGTAAGGCAGGTTGATGATCTAAGTGGTAATGAAAATACATTAAATCAAACTACTGCATCATTACAGCCATTATATAAAACTTCAATTCTTGGTAATGGTAATGCTTCCTTCCAAGCACAAAATGATGCTTTAAACTTTACTACAAATATAACTAGAGGTACTACTGATGATTTCACTATTTACTTAGTATACAAAAGAACTAATACAAGTAATACATCTTATATTTTAAGAGGTACTAATTCATCTGCTTACCCTGCATTATATTTTAATGGAACTTCACACTTATTTAGAAGTAAAACAGGTGGTACTGCTGCTGTTTTAGATTATACAGCAACAACAGATGTTGAAATTGTTGCATATACTTTTGATAGAACTGCACAGGAAGTAAAAATGTATATTAATAATTCATTAGAAGATACATATAGCATTTACTTTGGAAGACAGTTTACTGATTTTGATAGAATATTTGCAAATGCTACACACATAGTACACTATGGAAATGCATTGATTTACTATTCTGCACATAGCTCTACAGAGGTAGGAACTATGTCTGATTGGTTAAATACTAAATATCAAACTTACTAATATGAAAGCAATATTATTTACAGAAGACAATAACGGAGGATTTAATTTATTGCAGGAGAAAATTCATTTACATCTTGTATCTAGAAATGGCATTAATGATTTTAAATATTCTGCAGATAAGTGGGCAGATTTTGATACTGCTTTTTTGCATGAAAGTAAATCGTGCTTACCTATTGATGAGCGTGAGCCAAGACATTCACTTATTATGGAAGTTTTAACAGAGTCAGAAAAAAAATTAATTGTTGATGTAGATCTTACCGAATAAACAAAAATAATTATGATTGATTTTAAAAAAATTATAGCAGATTTAGAAATTGTTGGTGATGAAGTTCATACAAAGTATGGAACTACAGAGGGTGATATAAGCTACATGGATTTTATTTATGATAATGTAACTGAATCTAAAGAGACGTTAGATAATATTATTAAATCTTATTTTGGAGAAAATTCTATGATAAGATCTACTCTTGAAGGTGTTTATTATAAAGGATCTATAACTGAATAATAATGAGTATTGCAGATCAAAAGATAAGTTTAGCTATTGTGGTTAAGATATGTGTATTTCTAGGATCTTTACTTGGGGTATGGTATCATAACAAATACGAGGTAGAGTCATTAAACGAAAAAGTTAAAGCTCTACAAGAGATACATAAAAAGTATAATATTGAAGTTATAAAAACCGATGTAAATTATAACCGTATACATATAAACAAGCTAGAAAAGGCTATTGATAAAAAAAGAAACAAGTAATTTGTGCGTAATAAAAACAAATAATAAATTGTTGCGTAACATAAACATAAATATTACCTTTGTTAAATCCGTATCATTATGGGTAAACTACAAAAAGCTATGGCAAATTTAATTAAAGACTCTTTGCAACAACTAAGCGATCAGCCTATTGTTAAAGGATTATTCCCTACATTATTAGGAACAAGCTTATCCATGTTAGAAGTATTAGAGATTGGACTAAGAGTAACAGGTCTTACTATGGCTGTTGTTATTGGAGGATTAACTATATATTGTAAGTGGAAAGATGCAGTAGAATTATATGAAAAATCAAAACGTAAATAAAACAATGACGAATATGAAAATGACGAATGACAATGTAAAAGGTTTATTAAGTGCTTTAACTGAATTAAGTAAAGCAGATTCTAATTTTACTCCTAGAGTATGGTTTACTCTAGCAGCTAATAAAAAAGAATTAACAGAGAAAGACAAGCTTATTGAAGAAGCTAGGCTTAAGTTAGTTGAAAAACATGGGAGTGATAAAGATGGAGTCAAGACTGTAGAAGAAACTAAAATGGCTGTATTCATAAAAGAGTATGGTGATATTTTATCTATGGACATTGACGTAGATTTAACTAAGATTTTATTAAAAGACTTAGAGAAGGGAACATCTAAAATGAAAGGTGTTGATAATATCTATTTGGTATTTGAACATCTAGTTGAAGATGATAATAGAGTGCCTGCTAAGTCTAGCAAAAATAAATAGTATGGCTAAAAGAATATCAAAACATATATCATATGCTGAAGGAGTTAGAACTTCTGTAGATATTGACAATACACCTAATGATAATCAGTTTGGTAATATGCAATATCTTGCTGAAGAATTATTTGAACCTTTGAGAAAAGCGTTGGGAGACAAACCTATTAAGGTTAATAGTTTCTTTAGGTCTATAGAAGTTAATAGAGCCATAGGTGGATCATCAAGATCACAGCATCGCCATGGAGCTGCAATTGATTTAGATGGAATTAAGTCAACAAATGCAGAAATATTTTTTCACATCTTTGACAACTTGGAATTTGATCAATTGATTTGGGAGAAGGGAGATAAAGAGCAGCCTGATTGGGTTCATGTTTCTATACTTAGAAAAGGAACAAATAGAAAACAAGCACTTATATATAGAAATAATAAGTATCTTCTTTTCTTTGAGGGTATGCTTGTAAGACCTAAAGCTGAAAAGCCTAAAGTTGAAAAAGCTAAACTTAAAAAGATAGCTAAAGTAAACGCTCCTGTTAAAAGAGGCAGACCTAAGAAGGTGAAAGATGATAAAGGGAAAAAGAAATAAGAAATTATTTAAAGACTCAAAGTTATTTAGTTTAATTTCATCGGTAGCACCTGAAGTAATTGATGGTGCTACCGATATTATTGCAACTGCTGTCCCTGCTTTTTCACCAATAAATAATTTAGTGGACAGGGCTATTGGTATTGCTAATGATAAAGGAGAGTTTAAAGTTGCTGACGAACTTATAGAAGAAAGACATACGTATTTAAAAGAGTTAGATTCTTATTATAAAGATATAGAATCAGCTAGAAGTATGTATGCAAATACAGATAATGAAACTGCAGATATTATTGCTATGAAAATAATAAAAGAAAATTTATGGATTTTGTTATTAATGGTAGCCATTCAGGTTGCAGTTGTCGTATACGTAGAAGGTCAAGTAGCTGCTGTTATTACAGGAGTAATTGGTACTATAACAGGAGCTTTAATTAATGAAAGAAATACCATAGTTAATTTTTTCTTTGGAAGCTCCAAAGGTTTAAAAATAAAATAACAGGTATGTCAGAAAGAGGGAGATCAATATTAAAGAAGTTAAAGTTAAGTGGTTTTAATAAACCAAAGAGAACTCCTAGTCATCCTACTAAGTCTCATGTAGTTGTGGCTAAAGTTGGAGACAAGATTAAAACAATTAGATTTGGACAGCAAGGTGTTAGTGGTGCAGGGAAAAGCCCTAAGACACCAAAAGAAAAAGCTCGTAGAAAATCTTTTAAAGCAAGGCACGCAAAGAACATTAAGAAAGGTAGGTTGTCAGCAGCTTATTGGGCAGATAAAGTAAAGTGGTAGATATGTGTATGTGTGGGAAAAAAAAGAAAACAGTCAAACCTAAGACTGAAAAAGATAATCAAGATAGTTAGTGATTATTGTTTATTGTTTGTTTAAATAAAGGAGAGTTGGGTTCTCTCCTTTGTTTTAAGTTATGTTTATAGGAGTATCAATACTAGATAAAAAAAGAAATAGGAATAATCATTTAACGATTAATGCATCTTATATTCTTAAATACAGACCTTTCTTAAATAAAAATGGAGATGATGATGGATCTGTAATACATTTTAGTACAGGTGAATCAATAACTGTAATAGAATCTGTCTCTCAATTAAAAAAAATGTTAACTTTAAATAATTAATTATGAATATAATAAAGAATATTAAGATGATGCCTGCTGAAGGTGGGTATATTATATCAATGGATAAGTGCAAGAAAGGTGATGGTGACTACGAAGGCACAAGATATATTGGAGAACATAAGATAGTAGTTGAGGATAGTTCTGAAGCTATTAGTATCTTAGATGAGCTTTATGAAGCATCTATGAAGGGGATGGAAATGATGTTAGAAGACTACCCTAAGAAAGGTAATGATTATGAAGATTAAATTTGTGTTATGTTAAGAGAAAAAAATTACAAGAAAAAGGAAAGAATATTTGGAATGGTTAGGCATGGTCTAACTGTAGCAGCAGGAGCTTTAGTTACAAAAGGTGTAATAGATGAAAGCTTTACTGAAGAGATCATTGGTTTAGGGATGGCTATAGCAGCTTTGGTGTGGTCTGTAAAATCTAAAAAGTAAATCTAAAATGGAAATGGAAATGGAAATGTTATTAATTCATCTTATTGCATCAGCAGGTGCTACAATAATTGTTACAGGTTCTACATTGTTTGAGCCATTTAGAAAATTATTTCTTTTAAGTTCAGAACAAAGAGAGAATAGTATTAGTGAAGGAAGTGAAAAGGGTACGACTAAAGAAAATATAACGCTATTCTTTAAAGAACTTTTCCATTGTCCTCTATGTTTAGGTTTTTGGATGGGTGCTGTTATGTATTTTATATTAGGTAATACAGTATCTTCTTTTGCAGATATAGGTATTTTATTTGGACACGCTTGTGCTTCTTCAATTGTATCTATACTAGCATATATGAAATTAAAATAAAAGCCATAACAAGGCGTATACGAAATTAAAAAAGCAGGTGTATCTACCTGCTTTTTTCTATCTTACCACAGAGTTTGCATTGCTTAAACCCTGAGTCAAAAAATTTCCAAGAGTGAATACATCTTTTGTATTTAATAAACCTCTTTAAATCTTTTAAGCCCCACATCCAAAGCACTCATAGTCAGAGTCGCTTGGTTTTTCAGAAACAACTTCTTGACCTTCTTTTAGTTTTTTAATTTTAAGGTTCATCTCTCCTTTAATCATAGCAGCTTCCATCATGTTATCTGCTTTAGCCATTTGATCTTCGTAATGATCTCTAATTTCTCTCTCTGTCTTCATATTTAAATTTATTTTGATTATCACATCTACAAAAAGCTTCGTAAACTTCGCAGTCACAAAGCTTACCAAAAAGTTTCTCATACTTTTCATTCATCTTTTCAACTAATGTTTTTTTTGGTTTGTGTTCATCATCACAAGGGAATCTCTCAGTCATTGTTATTTAATTATAATTAAAAATATAGTTACTAAAGCTATATATAGAGTTAATCCAAATCCATATACAGCACCAATTAAAAAATCTTTCATTTTATAGTTTTAAAAAGGTAAATCAATATCAGGTTCTTCTTGTTTACTTTCAGATTCTTGTTGCTTAACCTGATCTTTAGTCATAAACTTATTAACCTTTCCTCCTAAATACATTCTTCCATCTGCTAGCTTGTTTTCCCAAGCAGCCATTCTCAATACAATTCCATCTTCAAGCATTATCTTACCTATCCATTTAGGAAGTGATCCACCTTCTTTATAGTTATTGTTTGGAAACAATATGAATTCATTTGGCTTGTCTTTTTCATGTGTCTTTTTCATATTCATTTAGTATGTTGTTACAAAAACTATTTACTTCTTTTTGATTTTTACAGAATAGGACTACATCATTTCTTCCTGACTTAAATATAATATACTTAAGCATCTTATACTTAAGCTTAGCATCAGGGGTAGCAAATCCTTTAGTGTCAACAAAATAAGCTACACCATTTACTCTGATAACAAAATCTATTTTCATGTACATTCTTCTTACGGCTGTACCTTTAGGCTCTCTAAACGCAGGCTGTAGTTCTACTTCAAATTGGAAGTCAAAAGGAATACTCAATTGCTTAAGCCTTCCATACATAAAAGACTCTAGTTTAGAATCAAATGTAATCCCATCTACTACAGTCTTTTGTGCATTATACTTATGCTTAACAGGTTTGTTATTTTTTTTTGCCCAACTCACAATAATACAGTATCTCCTTCAGGTGCTACAGACTCTCCATGATAAGAGTCAAATGTAATATCAATAATTTCTAAACAATTTTTTTCGAATTTAGATTTCCATTTGTCTTTACCAAAGAACCTTTGATAAACCTTAGAAACAAATATACTATTTTTTGAAATCTTTCTTTTGTCGTTACCAATTACTACTACGTTAGTAATAACTTTTTTGTTATATGATTTTCTACGTGAACCTTTACGAGTTACATCCTCCCTAACTTTCCATGTAGATAAAGATATACTACGCCTACCTCTTACTTCTTCTTCAGGAAAAGGTAGCTGTGAACTAGATACCATGTTAGTCTAATTTATTAATAAGATTAATTAAATCAAGAGAGAGATCCGTATGATTAGGATTGTCTTTAAGAATCTCAGTTACTTTACTTTTTATAGAGTTTACATAGTTCCTGTGTATAATTTTGTAAGCATCTAACGCTACAGAGCTGTATAAAATTTGATTCTCTTTGCTTGTTTCGTATTCACAGAAGACTTTAAAGAAAGCTTCTTTTATATCTGAAATAGAATAGTTTCTTAATTCAATATTTCTTTCTTTAAGGGGCTGCTTTTCATCCGTTGTATTGAAAGGAAAAGAAAATATAGGGTACAAGTCTAGTTCGTCTTCTTCCATCTCATCAGGAGGGACTATAAGTGTATTGGAAATATGATCAACAGCATCGCCAACTGTCATATTAAAGTCTCTTACTAAAAGATCTTGAAGTGTTTCTACTGAATAAATTAATCTGTCGGATATTGCATCTATACCAAGTATGGCATCATCCATGTTTTTTAAAGCTACTACTTTCATAGTTTAGTGAATTTATTTTTATTTATAAATATGCATACTTCAACATCATAAGCTGCATTTGGTCTTACTACTTTTCTTTTCATCTCTTTTAAATATCCATCTATTTCTTTAGAGTCTATGTAAGTTATTACATCATCTGCAAACTTTATTACGAAGAACGTAGGCAAAAGTCTCTCATGAATCTTAAGTTTTTCGTACTTCAATAAGTTCAGGGGCAATGTATTAAATGAATTATGATTAGAGTTAAAGCATTTGATTTCAAGAAAGCAAACACCTTTACCATTAACATCTGTTAACATATAATCTAGTCCATCTAAACGTAGCTTAACTAGCTGAAGATTTCTCCTGCTAGCTAGTCTTAGTGCTACATCTTTCTCATTATTTAAGTCATTCTTAGATTCAAATATTGGAGTTGCCATCTTCCAATACTTTACGTTCTGCAAATAGATCTCTTTGTTCTGCATCCTCTCTTGTAAACTTATCAGGATATCTTATAGCTAGCTTATTAATGTTAGTCTCCATTACATCTTCAGGATTAATCTCATTCATAACAAGCATACCAACACAAGTCTTTTTAATCTCTTCAATGTAAAACAATACTGCTTCATAGTCTATATCAGAACCATAGTATACTCCTTTCTTATAAGTGTCAAGTAAATTTTGAACAGACACTAGAAACTCATCTGCAAATACAGTAATACCTTTCTCATCGTAAGGAAAACTAAGACCTGTTGGAACAGACAGTCTTTCTAAATTTGCTGTATACCATAAGATGTCTCCTATTTCTTCAGAGGCATTTACTTTATCATTGTTTGCAATGGCTTGAATAAACTCAGCAATTTCTGTGCTTATTCCTATAACGCAATGTAGTTCATTCATCTTCTTATTAAACAACTCATCATCTATATTGATAGAATTGTTATGAGCAAAAGTTCTCATTGCATTTGCTTTATAATCTTCCCACTTCATCTTCTTTAAGTTTTAATTTATTGTTAATTAATTTTCTAACAGACTTACCTAATTCATAATTGTTAGGATTATTTTTTTCTAGAGTTATAACTGCTGATGCAATCTCTGCAAAGATAGCAGTCAATTGTATTTCTTTATCTGACATAATATATTTTTATCAGGGAGAGGTTTCAAACAAACACGCACTTTTTTAAATAATTAAAAATAAAAACCCCTCCCCTTGAAAAAACTAAATTTTAAAAAGGCAAGTCATCAGACTCATTTAATACTACAGAAGCCGTAGGTGTAACAGTAGCAGTAGCAGTAGCATCTTGATTAGTGTCTCTTTGAGTAGACAAAAACGTAATGTTGTTAGCAACTATTTCTGTTTTGTATCTTTCCTCGCCATCTTTCTCGTACTTGCTAGTCTTAATCTTACCTTCTAAGTATATCTTACTACCTTTAGATAGGTATTGCGTTGCAAGTTCAGCAGTCTTACCGTATGTAGTGACGTTATGCCACTCGGTATTGTCTACCTTATCACCTTTTTTATTAGTATACTTCTCTGAAGTAGCTAAATTAAAATTAGTAACCATGTTACCATCATCAAACGTGTAGGTCTTAGGATCTGATCCTAAGTTTCCTACTAAAATTACTTTATTAATCATATCTTTTTTTCTTTGTAAATTTTAAATGTAGAATAGTTTTTTCTAGAACCATTTGTCCAACATCTTATAGTTGAATGTGGTATATTAAACTCATCAGAAACTTCTTTAGCAGACTTATATATCTTACCTGTCTTAATGTCTATGATTCTATTCATATTTCTTTCTTTTATATAAACAATGATATTATAACAATTGCTGTCCACAAACATATGCCTGCTAATATTAAATCATCTTTACTCATAATTTTATTTTAAAAAGGTGTATCTATTTCTTGTTCATGTTGATCAACTCTATCCTCATTATCATCAAACCAATTCCTATTGATAGCTGTCTGTGGAAGTGGGGTTCTTATATAAGCTTCAGGTGTTTTATCTCTGTAGTCTAGATAATCTTGAACCTCATTAGTAGGCGAGTATCTACTACATCCTTCGTAATTAAAGTTCTGCATACCAACCTCACCAAGATGTTTGAACTTAACCTTCTGTACGTATATAGTTGTTTGTTTAGTTGTAAAGTTTCTATATACTGTTATGCCTACATCAGCCTTATCATAGAATGATTTACTACCTGATATATCATACAAGGTAGGAACTTCATGAAGCCCATGCATAGGATGATTCATGTCTTTAATCTTAGCCATCTTACGAGGGTGTGCAACTAAAAACACACCAACATCATGAACTTGTTTAAATATAGTCAGTTCATTTAAGGCAACCTCTATGTACTGTGTCTCTGTAAGACCTGAGTTATAGTCATGCTTTATAGTATTCCATGGATCAATAGTAAATCCTTTAACTCCATGTCTAAGAACTAAAGACTTAGCTATGTCTAACAACTCAGCCATAGTATACATACCTTCAGTAGGTCTTATGAAAAAGAAATGTTCATTAATAAAATCTAGTGCTAGACCTAATTCATGTTCACCCATTCTTGTTTCTGAGTTATGAAAGAACCCTTTACCAACTAGAATCTCAGCGTATCTATATATTAAATAATCTAATGGATAATGTTCAGGAGAAAAGATCGCAAACTTCCAACCGCTACGAGCAGCTAACAAGCACTCCATCCAATTACATACAGAACTTTTACCATGAGTAGGTATACCTGTAATTATGTACAGCATAGATGTCTTAAAAGATAACAAATCATCAAAGCCTTTTACATCTAATAGATCACCTCTATCAACACCGTTTCTATACAGTTCATAAACAGAATCTCTACAGTCGTTAGCTTTTATTACACCTTCAATAGGCATAGGTCTTGCATTAGTTATAGCCTGCTGTAAAGCATTGTATCCATGTTCTAATAAAACTTGATTAGCATCTTTGCAACCATTAGGAAAATCAACAATCCAACACTTATCTTTACCTAGTCTTCTTGCTATCTCATTCTCTAGTTGTTTACCTGCTTCGTCTTTATCTAATGCTAAGTAGAACTTCTCCACTTTCTCTAAGTGTAAGGCAGAGTTATCTATATACTGCAGGTTGTTATTACCTTTACTTGCACCGTTAGGTACAGATATAACGGTATCAAATCCTGCCTCATAAAAAGACATCGCATCAATCTCTCCTTCTGTAACTATAGCTGACTCTGTTATTGATTCAGTATCAATACAATCAAGATTAAACATTGTTAGTTCTGCATTACTAACCATTCTAAATCCTTTACCAAGTGATCTATACTTTATGTTAACTACAATACCATTTTTAAAGTAAGGGAATTGTATACAGTCAACTTCCTTACCTTCTTTAGGAATGTATTGTTTCTCTTGACGTATGTTGAATGCAGATAGTGTAAGCCTTGATAGCTTTCTTTCTTCTATCATGTAATCCATACACTTAGATTCAGGTACAACGTCATGAGTATAATTCCAATCAGGTACTTCGTATTTGTTATCAGCTACAGATCCTTGCCAACCACAGTTGTGACAATTATATATTCCCTCGTCTATATTAACAGACAAGCAGGGTTCTTTTCTATTCTGTGGTTTTCTTGTGTGACTGCATTGTGGACAGGTAACTTTTACCTGCCCATTTTTTCTCGGTAACTTAATACCAAGTGATGATAGTTTATCTGCGTTCATATTAGTAGACCATTGTTTGATTATTATTAGTATTTAATCCACTATCTTCTATTCTTTTCTTAATCCAATTCTTAAAGAAAGCTTTGTAGTCTTTTTTGATTGTGCCTTTAGAGGCTAACCAATTAAGACATGACTCTCTCTCTGAATAGACTTGTCTTTTGGGTAAAGCAGAATAGATTTCGTGTTTACTAAGTTCAATTGCAAAAATAGAAAATAAGTTGTCGTCTTTTAATACCGCTATAGTCTTGCTTGGATCTAAAGGCTTAGAGTTTTTAGGAATCTCTTCCTTAGTCTCTTTCTTTTTATTCCATCTAGCATTAGCAGCAGCTCTTCTCTTCTCTCTAAGATCATCTATCTTATCATTTCTTTTAAGTAATGACTCAGAGTATACAACATCTCCTTCTCTAACTAATAAACCAAAGTCTACTAGCTGATCAATAAAAGATTCTATATCTTTCATAGGCATATCCCATAGCATTCTATAAAGGTATGGGATGGTAGTCTTATTAGATAGGTCTAGCTTACATCCTTCTTGTTGGAATAAAACTTCTACCATAATCCACCACCATCCATAACCTTGGCTACCATAATGAGACATAAGACAGATAATCTTATCATCCTCGTGAGCATTTGCATCGTGAGAAAAATAAAATGTGTTCTTACTACTCATAATCTTATATTATTTTTTAGGTATTGTTGCTTGAACTATTGTCTTTCCTTCACTTACTATCCTAGCAGGTGCTAACATCTCTCCTGAATCGCTGTCTACATATCCTGCAGTACCAACTAGAGCCTTCATCTTAGATTCAATGTCCTTTCTCTTATCAGTAAGGTCTTTGATCTTATCATCTAACTCAATCCAATCATCGTTGTCTTCAAAGGAATACTTCTTACCTTGATTCTTTACTATCAATGGAATACCACAAACATTAACTCCTTCCTTTCCATACTTATCAACCTCTGTAATAACATCTTCTTTTATTTCATTAATACACTCATCAATAAAATGGCTGATAGCTTTTAACTTTGCATAGACTTCAGCAGGCTCGACAATACCTTCGATAACTGCATTCATTTCTTTCTTTGCTTGTAGCTTAAGCGATTCCTTGCTATAAGTTTCTTGTTTCTCAACAAACAAACCTATGTTGTATCCTCCTTCCTTTTCAGGGAACGGTAAATCATTTACATCATTCATATACATTATTTTAAAAGTTCTTTATAACGAGTATTTATAGCAGACTTCAGATCAGATAACTCTTGATCAGTTGCTCCATCCATTTGAGCATCAAATATAATTACAGTAGCATTATCTTTTAACCCCTCTGCTGTATTATATTTAAGAATCTTTTCTTCCGCTACCTCTATTGCATTAACAGGTTCAATTAATTTAGTGATTAAATCATCACTCTCTTGCTGTAAGGTTGACTTATCATCACATACTTCAGCAACAGCAGCCTCTGCTTCAGCAACTTCAGCAACCACCTCTTTCTTCTTGGCAGTTTTCTTTTTCTTTACAGGTGCTTTCTTCTTAACAGGTTCAAGCATTTCATCTACAACCTTTGCAACCATATTCTGCGTAGCTTCTTCAACATCATGCTCGTCTTTTCGTTTAGACTTATTATACTCCTGAGAATTAGGTTGACCTTTAAACACTTGAATACCAATCTCTAAATATGAAGAGCACTTAGATTGAATGTCTGTTACTGCTGACTTGTATCCATCTGCAGGCTCAGTACCTTTACCGCCTAGTTGATGACCACCATATTGATAAGGTGTATACAAATCAAATTCACGTACATAAATTCTACCCTTCATAACTACGTAAGGCACTTCACCTTCCTTAACTTTAAGAGTTGTCATCTCAACTACGTTGTGCTCTAAGTTCCAACCATTAGTTCCAAACACATCATTCATTCTTTCTACTATAGCAATAGCTTTGATAACAGAAAGGAATGTTTTAGTTGGGTGTTTAGATATCATGTTTGAAGGTATAGCCTTCGATAACTTCTCTCTATAAATAGCAGGCAGTCTGTTATATTTGCCACCAAATCCTGATCCTTTAGGGTGTACTATCCCTTGTCCATCAATAACTGTATCAATGGATCTAATTAAATTTAAGTTTTCCATATTACTTACTAAAACAATTGTTAACTATTTGAAAATCCACATTTATAATTTCAGCTATTGCTCTAATAACATACTCATCTCTTGGTCTGAATATATTTCTGCAATACTGAGAGACTTGTGCTTTGTCTCTTTTAATACCATACTCTTCTAGCTTCTTGATAAGCCATGTCTGAGTTCTCCCTTCTTCTTTAAGAAGTTCTTTTAAGTTGGAGTATTTTGGTTTACTCTCTCCAACGTCATTGAAAATTACATCTTCCATTATAAAAAAACATTTAGTAAAATAAAAATTAATGTCCATACGAATACAACCAAGCATAGAATTAAAAGTTGAGTTCTAATTATTGAAGCACTATATTGATATGGAGTTTTACAACTAACATTCTTGCAGTCGTTCTCATCCACAATAGGAACTTTATTATATACAATTCCTTTTGTTATTGTAGTGTTAATCCAATAAGATGAATGCTCATCCCATGCTTTATAGCTACTAACTCCATGAACATTTATTGCTGTCACCATACTATGATCAGGTTTAATTATACCTGACTTCAAGTATTTTCTTCTAGTTTTAACAGAATCAATAGACCTGCCTAAAATAGTAGCGAGTTCTTTATTAGAATACTCGCCACTAATATTGCAGGATAGCCATGCTGTGTCTTCTTTAGACCACTTGTGATACTTCTTGATAGGTTTATCCATGACTCTAAAGAATTAAACTGTTTCTAATAAGACTTTCTTAGCAACATAATTCATTGCGTTATTATCAATCTTACCTGCAGATCCTAAGAACTTAGATTCAAGAGTTGCATTCTCTCTATTGGCAACTCTGATATCTCTGTTAGTATACTTAGTTACACCTGAGAATAAGCCCCATAAAGTTTGACCTTTGTATGACATCTCTTCAGTAATCCTAGCTGTTAGCTGTTTAGCCTGATTGATTTGGTAAGTGCTATGATTGTTTGATGCTTGCTCATGTGTAAGCATTAAGTCAATACCTGTAGACATCTTAACTACATCCTTGATATGTTCAGGAGTAGCTTGCTCGCTAGCTAGCTTGAAGAAAGTATCGTAAAGATTTTTCTCTTCTACCTGTAGCTTTTCGAAGTCTCTCATCATGGCATCAATACGTTCTCTCATAGAAGCACTATGCCTGATCTTATTTTCCATGTCTTGGTAAGCCTGATGAAAAGTATTTTGGCAACTTATAGTTACGTTAGTCTTACCAAACCCTACTGATCTGCTACCATCGTGTGAGTTCAGGGCTGTAATGTACTTATTGATAGTATCATTGTTCTCTCCAAGCCCTTGGATATCTCCTGTGTGCACCTGAAGGTATACCTTTCCACCTCCGTTAAACATTCCGCCTTTAGCAACCTTCATATCGAAGTTACCTGCAACTTCTGTAACCATCTCAGCTAACTCCCAATTCTGTAGAACTTTATATCCATCCTTGACACAAGCAAAAACATTACGATTGTCTTCCCTTTGTGTGCCATAGAATACAGTAGGTTCTTCATCAGGTGTTAATAACTGCACCTTGTTTACGTTCCAAAATAATCCGAATTGTTCTAACATTTGTACAATTCTCTCTCCTTTGTCCATGCTCTCTTGAGCGATCTTTAAACTGTTCATGATAATTAAATTTAAAATTGAATATTAAGTTTGTTTGTAATTGAAATAAATTTTCTTTGAAATTCAGAATCGAATCTCATTAACTCATGTGTTTTCCTAACGCCATGAATAATAGTTGAGTGATCGCACTTAAACTTTTTTGCTATTGTGCTATAGGTAAGTTCATAATGCTCTCTGAGTATAAACATAACACAACGTCTAGCATCAACCAACTCTCTCTTCCTAGACTTAAGGAACATTTGCTTAGTTGTTATATTAAATTCATCGGCAACCGTATTAACTATTCTAGGGTACATCTCAGTAGCACCTAGTACAGTATCTTCTAGACCTACATAAGTCATTGGGGGTATCATATCCATACACAAATATAAATTTTTATTTAGTAATACCAAAATATTTTTTGGTTAATAAAGTTATTTCTTTCTTTCTTTCTTTTTCTTTGCATTGCACCTTGCATTGAATTGCAATACACATGGAATGCATTTGCATTACACTTGCAGTATATATCTATCAAGTAAGTTAGGTTGAAAGTATAAATGACTCCATTGAAGATACACTTCAGGGCAGTCAAACAATGGAAGAGAAGCTCTTTCTTCTATGAATGAATCATGCTTGTAAGGATTGTACTTTCCTCTAAGATATCCCATCTCTTTTAATGTATCAGCATTCTCTGTGTATCTAACATCTATTGTATGATATTCATCAACCCAAATAAATGCGTGTACATTCTTACGCTTTTCTTTAATAACTTTCTGTCTTGCTTTCTCATTTACCAAGAACTTAGCGTTGATACCCTTCAAGCAATACTCATGGGCATATAACCTCCAACCTTTCTTGTCTTTGTTGTAAGCCTGAACACTCCAACAATCTTTATGTAGATTCCTATATATCTTGAATCCTTTCTCGTAATTCCATAATGAATCATCCATTAGTACACCTCCTTTTTTTCTACTACTACTCTATAAAAACATTCTTGTCCTAAATTATTCCTGCAAGTATAATCAATAGATGCGTATACTTTATTTGGGTTTATCTTTGATAGATCATATCCTTTTCTACTTTCAAAGTCTTCCCACATTACTGCACTTGCTTTTTTATAGGTTGTATATAGATTAGTTTTAAGTGTTCTATACAACCCACCGTTTTCTTGGTATATCATTTCATATAATACCGTTACTGTTTTCTTAGACATCTTTACCTCCTTATTTATAAATTAATTCACAATCTTTTACATCATAGAACTTATTAACTACAGGGTGATCTGTTATTCCTGAAGGAACAATATGACACTCCATAAATAATTCTTCTACAGATATGGTTGCAACGCCATCCTTGTTACGTTGCAACCTTCTTCTTAATTTAGATTCAATACTCCTAGTTGAGAAGTACCAATTCAAGAATTGATTTCTGTTTACCTTATACTTCATGCTCCTTGATAGTTTTTGTATACGTAATCAGACATCATTGCTTGATTATGATTATCTACCTCAAAGTAGAAGTATATTATAGCTTGGCTACTATTACAATCTCTAGTCTTAAGTATATTTAAATACTTACTGACCATGTGATTCATCATAGCCCCCTTGTCTTCCCATACAGAGAAGAACGAAGGTAGATATTCACCTTGACCATCAATAATAAAATGCTTACTGTCAAAGTTCCATAGGTAGTACATAAAGTTACGTACTGCATATGCGTTTAAAGTTTCTGAGTTATTAATCATTTGTACCTCCTTTGTTTTAAAATTTTAAATGGACTCAGAGGATTTCCCTCATCTATTAAGTCCTCAACTAAAGATAATTTCATGCTCCATTC